CTCAAACCTTCGACCTTCTGCGCCCAAGGCAGACGCTCTATCAAGCTGAGCTAAACCCCGATATAAACCTTTTGAAAGATTCGGGGCGCATTGCACGCCCCAAACGTTTCTTCTTACCTATCTCTTAGAACGAGTGTGCTACACCAACGCCCCAAGTGTGATACTTACTATCACCATGCTCGTATGCATACTTAGCCGTTAGGGCATTCTTGCCATAAAATTTCCAGCTAGCACCGAGACTCTCTTCTACTGTGCGGTACTTATTACCACTACCCATTGTGCCTTCGTTGAAAGGTGAACGGATACGTACTGCGGCCTTTAGATCAACTGTTGGTAATAGAGGATACTTTACTCCACCCTCAGCCAAATAATAGCTGAAGTTTGAGGTAGCCTTACTCTTGTAACCAACACCCGCAGCAACGTAAGGTGTAACCTTGTACCAGGTACCAATTGGGTATGAACCCTTTACCTGAGCCAAGCCTTCGTGCTTCGAAGGATCATGGACGATTTCATCTTCCATTCTACCTTCTAGACCGAACTTACCGACAGTTGTTCCAGCATTGACGCCGATAACATCGTGTTGTTCTGTGACTCCTGACTTCTGCTTGCTTGCATAATCAAAGCTAACAGAGTCACCAGCCATTGCTGCGCCGCCAGCGAGCATCAATGCACCTGCAACCAAACCTAGAATAACCTTCTTCATATTGTCTCCTTATATAACAAACCACCCTACTGGGTGGCTCAGTATTTATAGGGACTATACGTGTTCACCGTATTTTGCGGTGCGAAACGTAGTATTTTGGCGGAAGGGGTGGGATTCGAACCCACGGAGCCCGGTTAGGAGCTCGCTCAGTTAGCAACCGAGTGCTTTAGGCCAGCTCAGCCACCCTTCCAAATTCTACCGGTATATTTACTGACTCGCCGGTACCTCTGGTACAGACTCTTTTGTAAGACACTCTAATTTTCCACGCGGCTGTATGATTCGAGACGTAGTTGGCACATCATGTGTTGTGTACTCAACCGGATCTTCTACTGCATACGCGGGATTATCTTTCATTAACTTTCGTATTGCGGCATCATATGTAGACCACATCGCTGTTGGCCCAACTACCCGTATTCTATGAGACTTATCTAACTGTGTTTTGAGCAATTTGATAGCAGTGCCTATAAATTTGGGATTGGCATGTGGGACTGTATTCAGTACCAAACCACTCACGAATGTTTTACCTGGCTCAGCAATAGTATGATGAACTTCCCATGCACCATCTTTGAAGAGGAGCATAAACAGTTGTGTATGATCATTTGTAACTCGAAAGATTCTAGTGCTGGTATATCCATCTGCTCGTAGAGCTTTGTTAATAAAGTCCCTAAGCTCTGCAGGTACCGGTTCTAAATCATAACTCGAATCAAAAATTTCATCTATCTTCATAATAATATTTACCATGTGTTTGGTGCTCCCACCAGGATTCGAACCTGGACTATGCGCTAATCTGGCGCCGAGACGGAGTATAAGGCCGTTGTTCTACCGTTAAACTACAGGAGCATTAATCTTTCTTGTTGAGTAAATCTGCTAGGTCCATCACCTTCTCTTTTTCAATAAGATTGATGATGAAGTTTGTGAGCTCAACCTCTTTTGAGATGAAGAGTAGTTTGATCTTCAGCTCACCTAATTTCTTTTGGTAGAACTTCAGTTCTTTTTCTTTTTCCTCTCGGAGTTTGTAAACATCCGAAAGCATGATTAGTTTACCCACACTGTATTTAGCGAGCAAGCACCGGGGTTGAACCGGAAAGGGTACCACGCCCTCGAAGAAGCCAAATCTTCTCGGTACTAGTTTTGAATACGCATCCCATTGTGGTACGAGAATTGTAAACTACTCCGTTCCCTATCTTCTGCCTGCAAGTTTGGTGGGCAAGGATGGATTCGAACCAACTCAGTCGGTGACGACAGATTTACAGTCTGCTCCAGCTCTCCAGCTCTGGCGCTTACCCGATACTTGGTGCCGCAGGTAGGGTTCGAACCTACACGATGCTAGATCGATCTCCGCTTTACAGGCGGGTGCCCTTCCACTCAGGCGTCTACGGCGTAATTATTGGCTGGGTGGCTAGGAGTCGAACCTAGATTCACAGAGTCAGAGTCTGCTGTCCTACCAATTAGACGACCTCCCAATAAAAAGTGTTGATTAGTCGGCGGAGGACTCCGATGACTCGCCCCGTAGGGTGTAACATATGACCTCAGTGCAACAATATGTCTGCTACCTTGCGGTCGACTAATCAAATCTATAATCTACTATAACAATGCATACCTCTTGCAGCTCGCCCAAATCCCATATTTTTTGCTTTATAGGTTGGTAGTTGCGTATCGCAATTTGGGCACACTAGCCTGAAGTTATCTGGCATGTTATTACTAGCATTTCCATCTATGTGGTCTAGAATCATGATTAGTGATTTACCGTTGTGTTCCGGTAGCTGACCACAAACAGAACAATGGTAACCATCTCGTAAAGATACGAACTTCTTTATCGCACCTCTACCGGTTAGTAGACCATTTGTGAACTTTTCTTTGTTTTCCTTTAGCCAGGTCTCACTGCGGTGATCACCTTGGCAACGGTTGTTGCAGTATTTGTGTCGTACACTATTACCCTTCCAGGGTATAATGGTATCACAGTATAAGCAACGGTATGTTTCATTTTTCGACACGGTAGAGCTCCTGTTTGAAGTATTTAGCTCTACTGTTAAATTGGTGGGTTGCCTCGGGTACGATCCGAGAGTCGTCCGGTTAAAAGCCGGGAGCTTTATCCATTTAAGCTAGCAACCCATAAACTTTGGTGGAGTGTGAGAGAATTGAACTCTCGAGTGGCCGCGCATGCCAGGACCAACCCAAACCCATTGTAGTGGATTTGTTGGGATTCGAACCCAATAACTCCCATTTACACCCCGAATTGATCGACGGGCGCATCACGCCCAGGACACTTTCACCAGCAGTCCCTCCGTCTGTGAGCTTGCGCTCGATCACTGAGCCGAAATTTAAATGGTAGCGGGGGGACGATTTGCACATCCGAACCTTTTCAGGACTGGATTATGAGCCCAGTTTCGTTGACTACTTGAATACCCCGCAACAAACATTTCTATGTGGCCGGTGGGGTATCTTGGTACTCTGTACCATGCCCATCCTCCGTTTACTTTCCTTACCACATAAAATCAAAACTAGACGACCTTTTGCCGCTGGGATAAAACCAGCACCACTTATCGGGAAGGCGGCCGAACCTTATTTGGTGGAGTATGTCGGCATCGAACCGACCTGCATATTCTCGGTGCAAGCGAGACGTCCACTCCAAGCAGACCCATACCCCAAATTTAGTAGGATTCTCTCACCCTTGTCAAGTCTGATTCGCCCGACTTTCTCTAGCCATCTTTTCAATGGCAATTTGGTGGAGGTGACAAGGATCGAACTTGCGACATTTTGGTTGCAAACCAAACGCTCTACCAACTGAGCTACACCCCCAATAAACTTACTTAGCTGCCTTGATCTGTTCGCCAAAAGTCTTTGTGACGTTGGCACCAAATGCAAGCAAGCTCTTTGTATACGCAGCCTGTGCTTCCGCGAGCTTTACTAGTTCACGACGTGTTTCAACGTGTGGAACATGATCCGCAAAACTCTTGAACGAAGCCAAACCATCATCTACCATTGTGTCGAAATTAAACATTGTAGTGTCTCCTGTACTGACATAGTATTTATGTCTGCTCGCTGCACTGCAACATTATTCTCTGTTAGAGTAAAATCTCTCTACTATCGGATTTATTCTCTGTTTAATCTTTAGAGATGGTATGAGCAACTTATTCTCCGTGAACGTCGTGGTAGTTACTAATACTAAAGTGTCATCTTCATCAGAGTAATAATTCTGATACGCATCTTTAGCATCACGCGATACGATCTCACCAGTTGATGTATCCATGACTGCCAAATTGAATGCTTTTGACAACGTAGACCATAGTTTCTTACCATCTAGTGTTTGTCTATGACCACTCATTAGATTTACATGTTCATTGTGTGAAATCGAATGATACATTCGAATCCCCAACTCTTGTCCTCGATACCTAGGTGCGACCTGAACACCATTAGTTTGAAAATACGTTGTACTATGTATTTTGGTTGGAGTGCATAATGTACCAGCTATAACCTTGTCGTTATCTAATAGGTAGTAAACAAACGAGTTTACTCCAAATCTATTTTTCTTCATCGGGTAACCGTTGATTTCGTGATTAAACCCAAAATCAACTTCATCATCGCGAGGTACCCTGGATAACTCCAGTCCGCCTTCGTGGGCGATTGTAATCTCTTTAATTTGCATAACAGTATTTATTGTCCTACTTGTTACACGGTCTAATTATGCTTTATGTACTCTTTCTTCATGTACGAATCTAAAGCATCAACAATCTTCTTTACTCTATCGAGCTGGTTAGGACCAGTTCGATGCAATGTATTCTGGTGTAGATTCTGCAACTCTAGTACGAGTTGATCCTCTGTGATATCTTGGTTTCTGATTTGCTCTAGCACAACCTTGTATTTGGTTGCGCACTCTGCAACACCAGCCGCATACGGAAAGCCGCTTGCGCAAGCACCTTTGTTCTCCAACGCTTCAATCAACATTTCGACATGTGGTTGAAGATCATCATACTTGAAAGCCATACACACCTCGTTACCATTACAAAGTCAGAATTGAAACCCCCCATCACGGCTACCACACCTTACGATGTCCTGTGACCGCACTACAGGTTACATGGCGTGCTTCAAAATTTGGTGCCGCCCCCCGGGATCGAACCGGGCACACTACGCTCTTCAGGCGTATGCTCTACCAACTGAGCTAGAGCGGCATAATAAGATGCTGATGGTGTTTACCTACGTTTCAGTCCCCGAGTTAAACACAACCCTCGGACTTACTCTGCTAGGAAGTAGGGCGGGTCTTAACCGCACATCAGCATTGTTTGGCGACCGACAGGGGTAACGATCCCCTCTGAATATCTTGCGTGACAGGCAAGCGACCACTCCATGCAGTCCCGTCGGCCATAAATTGGCTGGTGGAGTTGGATTCGAACCAACGATGAGGAATTAACCTGACAGATTAACAGTCTGTTCTCTGCTACCACTCGAGTACCCACCAAAAACTACTCGTGAATGAATTGTTTCGCTATACCAATATAAGTCTTGGTATCTTTAAACATTTTCTTCCACTCTATTCTTAACACTTTCCAACCGGCTTCGGCTAGAACTTGGTCTTTTCTTTTATCGCGCGCCTTAACTTCGTCAAAGCGTTGATGCTGCTCGCCATCAATCTCTATGGCCAATTTTTTATCAGGCCACGCAAAGTCAATTGCATAAATGCCAACAGGATATTCCCTGCTGTAATTCTTATCTTCAAATTCGTTTTCGATAACTTGTATGAAGAATTTTTCTGGCCAGGATGGCTCGTTATTCCAACGACTTTTTCCTATGTTCCACGCAGTACCGTTATCGTGCCGGGCTTTCATCTTAGCAGCAAGTTTTGCTTTTGTTTCGAGAGTATGCCGTCGCTTAGATGATCTAGCTGATAACTTTTGTCGTGTCTCCTTCGATATTACCGGAGGAGGTAAACCCAACTTTTTCGCCTTTATGAATTGATTTGAATTTGATACTTTGTCTCGGTTGTTTTTCATCCATGTAACTTGTTTATTGGGGTTGTTATTGCACAACCGCTCATGATTTAACAAGCTATTTTGGCTCTTACACATTCGATCACAAAACTTACAATTGGACATTTGGTAGTGCTCCTGTCTATGTATTTAGCTGCTCTACCGCTGAGCTACTTACCAATAAACTCTAATAACGGTGCCACCCAGTCCGCCGTTTGCAGACCATATTCCGTTATTCTGACTGTGCCCTTTCTTTCGTCTACAGAGTTTTGTTAATGCACAGTCCCCAAACTCAATCTACCAAATGGATTATCGCCCTCTTCTGACGGCCCGAGTTTACGGACTGGACGCAAGGCTTCAAAAGCCCCGACTTACACCACAAGAAAAAGTGACTGCGTCCCCACCTTATATATTTACGCAATCTAGTTGCACGCCGATAGAAAGTGTAGACGGTATGTTCAATGTCTGTGCAACCGCCACCGTAGTACACTAGGGATATATCGGAGCCCCCTCTCGGCGTATTTTCAACGCTGGTCCACGGCGCCGTTGATCAGGCGACGACGGTTAGCTATTTTTATGTGATAGTTTACCGACCAAATTCAAAATATAATACAAGGCCACCATCCTGTATTGTGATCGTACTCCTTAATATTGGTTGCTGCAACTCACCTCAGTACGATCACCAGTTGCCACGCCAGGGGTCTGGCTTGACTGAGCCCCCTCTCGGTAGAGACGCTATCCTCTCTACTAGACTTCCAAAAGTATTAGTGGGCCGACCATCCACCAATTGATGTTGTGTCCTATCGTTTGTACCAGGGCCTTGCTTATAGATATGTGGTGTAATGCCACATGACTCACAACCTCCCGCCCACGCATACAGAGCATGTATCGTATAGCCCAACTACGGTTGACGATCATCAACAAGGACTTAGTTTAACACCAAGCAACACCTTGCGGTATTCTTCACGCCTTTATAGTGGGCCTCTTGTCCCCACGCACATCGCCGATTCTCACGGCCGGCTCCTTTGTTCCATCTCAGGGCATACAAGTATGCGGGATGGAGGTTTGCTTCACTGAATTTGACGAACAAGGACTCGAACCTTGTATTAACCCCTTTGGAATCGAACCGTTCGGTGCCGCCGCGCCGCCTCACCAGAGGAATCGTCAAAATTTGAATGTCCCAACGGTTTTGAACCGTCTACCGGGCCACAAGGACCCTGCTGTGACCAACACCGAGCGTGGCCTACGCCCCGGGACAAAATTGGAGCACCGAGTCAGATTTGAACTGACGATGGTTTCGTTTTGCAGACGAATGCGTTGGACCACTCCGCCACCGGTGCATTATATAGTTGGGGCAATGACGGACCGGTGATTAGCCGGAATCCTTAGCTTATCAGGCTTAGTCATTGCCCTCATGTAGTGCGGCGGGTTTGGGTTTACCGCCAACCCCAAGTCATTTGTATGGACTTGGACATTTGGTGGGCCAGGTAGGGTTCGAACCTACACCCCGATGGGGACTTCCGCTTTACAGGCGGATGCACTTCCACTTATGCGTCTGACCCAAATAAAACGTGCGTTTGAAAGGAACACTGACCTTTCTCGACGCACAGCGGCATAAAATAGGGGCGGAATATCGGATCCGCCAAACGATGAGAGTTGCACTCACAGGTAGGTTGATAGGAACTAGTATACCTCGTACCTTCTGCTTGAATTCACGCACCTTTTTTCGTGATACGTCTGGACAGCTTGCCAGCTTTGACCGCCACTTGCTCTCGCCCCCTGTTACCCGTTGCAACGGTTGGCAGCAGGTCCGAGTAGATCGGTACGGGCTCGTTGTGACTCGCGATTGCTCAGCGTAGTCGAATGGGAAGGGATGACACGGGTTTTCACCGCAAACGGACAAGTCACTCCGTATTTTATTTCGCATCCAGCAGAACTCGGGAACTACCCCTTTACCACCAGTGCGTATTTGTCGGACTCGATCACCGACCCATCATCCCATTGAAACAGTGGTGCCCGAAGAGGGACTCGAACCCCCACACCTTTCGGCGCCTGATTTTGAGTCAGGTGTGACTACCAATTCCACCATTCGGGCAAAAATAAGATCCGCTTTTCGTTGCAGAGTTGCAACTTGGCCACTTTATGCGTGGCTACCTCATTGAGGCGGTGCGGATTAACCCAAGAATATTAGCGACGGGGCGCAGCCATTTGAAATTTGCTTTCTGTCGTTTAAGACTTGGAGCAGGCATGATGATGCCCGCAAGTCCCCCGTGCTCATCAAAATTGAATTTCACATTTGCAGCAATCGAAAGTTACTGCGAACCACCGTCGTATATTTGGGTGGGGGCTGTGAAAGTGCCCAGTTGCCGTGCATTTTACTCCCCGCGTTTCCACCACGGGTTTCATCCGACGTCCGCCCATATGAGCTTTGTTTAGTGTGGCGCTCGCAGTCACGTTCCGCGTTACCACATAATGAAAAACCCTGGGATCTTTCGATGCCAGGGTCTAGTTTAACAGATTTGTACTGTTGGGACTAGACCCCTAGCTTATCTCCCATATTCACTGTTCTAGGTAGAATGGTAAACTGGGAGAACCCGAGTTGCGACCAATAGGTTGCCAAGGCACCTTTGGCTGCTAATTTACTCTTTTCTATATGCATTCTTCCTTTTTCCATTACGTTACTTACATTATATATAGTCTGCTTCGCGTTGTCAACCACTATTTTTTCGTTAGCAATCAACAACCTATCTACGGACTATTATACACACTTTTCATAGTGCTGTCAACAGATATTTATACTCACTCTGTCAACTACACTATTTATGATCGAATTATAGCACCTTTTTGGATACTGTCAAGTTTATTTAGCCTGACAAAAAGTATAAATATCAATAACGTACCAGTGGACCCAAAATAATGTTGTTGAATGACCTATTTGAAGCAGCACCCAAAAAAGCAGAGTTGAGATCCGGCGAGCGGAGGGACCTTGCTATAAAGTTGAAATACACCACCGAACTAATACGTCGGTTGGAAAGATTGCGCAGCACATTGAGCAGTTTGAATATGACCCGGGATACTGGTGTTATTAAATTGGATCGACAGATTGAGGCCTTACGTGCAAGAATTGGTACCGAACAGAAGAAGTTGGCCCAGACAATCGACAAACATCGCTCTATTGTTCCAGCAAAGGTTCAACAGTTATTCGCCAAGATGAAAGTGGAGTGCAGTGACTTTATAAAGACATTACACCTCACTGGACCAAGTTACTATTTGTATCGAGGCATCAAGGGTTTTGATAAGCCGGCATTTGTTGCCCAGAGTCGAAGCGATCGAAAAGCTAAGGATAGCAGCCCGGCAGTGGCCAAAATGTTCGATAAGATGTTAAGCGAGCTTGGTTACAAGGCATTGCGTAGCAACAGTATCTTTGTTACTTCCAGCGACAGCTCGGCAGGTTCGTACGGTACGGTATACATGATCTTTCCGCGAAATGGATTCAACTATACCTACACCAAGCATCGCGATTTGATCCTTGACAACAATTCGATGAGTGATGTTGTTGATAAAGACGAGATGCAGAAATTCCTTAAGGAGTTCCAAGACTGGGTTGCAACACCAGTTGGTCAGGAACAATTAACATTGGCCAAGGCATATGAAGGATTTGGTACACACAGCAGTGATCCAAATTCAGGATCCCTTCTCCTTCTATACAACATTATGATGGCCGCTGCCACAGACAATGCCACCAAACTAATCTATAAATTGAACGACGCTGCATCTTATACCAGCCCTAGCATACTCAACTATGTCTTTAAAGGTATGCCGGACAAATTTAGAAAAGTGGATATGAGTAGTCTTATATCACAAAAGAGCTTCCAGCAATACTTTGACCCACATTCAACGGATCTAGCTCAGGCAATTATGGATCGTGTGGAGATTTATATTTCGGGTACATATTATGCTTTACGATCAGATGTGTTCTCCGATTGGGTCTACGATGGCTTGCTAGCCGATTCCGATCCACACAAGCCTTGGGGTCCAACATACGCAAAAGAAAATCCTCCGGATTGGGAACCGGAGGATAATAAGTTTAGCTCGTATGATCCCGATAAGGATGATCCGTTTTAATCCTTCTCTGCTAGAAGGTATTGGTTCGAGATCACCTTAAACGAGAAGTTTGGATCTTCAATGCATCGCCAAACTACACCCTCTCGTACTTGGGCGTGAAGGGATGGACCATCGGCTGCTATCAACATCTTGGGCAATGAATCCAACGGCCGGAATGTTCCAAGTGATGGCACAAGTCGGCATAGCGTTGTATCAAGTCCTTCATACCGCAACTTCTCATAGAACAACTCTACAGCTCGAGTAGTATAGAAACTTTGACTATCGATGTCGTAAATGTCAAAGATGAACAAGGTGTGACAACCAAGCCCTTCTCGGTTACCTTGCACGCCGGGACCCATTAGCTCGCCTTGGATAGCAATGTTCAACCCAAACTTGGCCAGGCAAATAGCCAACTTTGATTCGGTGGCAGTCTTGATAAACGAGTTATCCTTGTTCTCTTCGGAGATAATCAATTCTAGATTGCGACTGCAAACACCAACATCGCCATCCTTGTAATACACAGTGCAGGAACTTCCATCGAGCTTAATCGATACCTTAAAGTCCTTGCGTGAAAACTTCTCCATGACCTTGTCGTAGATGTTTTGAATACGCTCCTGGTCGGTCTTTGGAATGAAGGATGGGAAGTTACCCTTCATCTTGCCGGCAAGTTGAGCCGGGATTGGTGCCTCCCACTTTTGAATACCCAAATGGTAAGCAAGATCCACACCCTCGGCAAACTTGAGCCACGGAGAACCAGTTACAGTCTCAACAATGTCTGTTGGCAATAGCAAACCCTGGCTCACTTGTCCGCGTAGCTTAATTGTACGGAGCCGGTTACCTTCGACATTGTTGTACACCTTTGGTGCCAAACCCTTTGAAAGGAACGGAGCCATTGTGTGCGGGACCCAAGAGTCAACCTCCAAATAGAGTACCATGTCGCCAACATTGTAACGACCAACTTGATCCACAACCCACCAACCATCTACGCGATATGCGCAAATCTTGTCGGCGTTTGGGATTGCAGCGACTTCGGCAATTTGCCGGATCGTTGCTAACTTACGCTCACTCACTGTCTCGCTCCTCTATATCAATGTCAATTGCTCTTAGAACATAATCGGGAAAGTTATACCCAATCGCTCTAAGAGTCAATAGCATGTCTTTAAACTGTTCCAACGTCCTAAGGTAAAACGATTCACCGGCGTGCGGGAGTGTGATGTCCTCCCGTACGGCAACTTCCATTGCTGCTTCCCATGCTGATCGCTGTTTACAAAACTCATCCCAGTTTGTATCCGCGAGCTTCCAATCGGTCTCAAACGGCATCTCGCTAACAATCCTGTTACCGGCAACGTGGATAACATAGCTAGTATCGCTTTCGTAGCAATACAAATCACACCTGAAATTGTCTGTGGACCAGCGACAGTATGCCATGTGAGTTACTTCGCAGGAACCGAAATAATACCCTTGAAGTCATAAGGAACAACAATTGATGTTACCTTACCGGTCTTCACACCCTCGGCAATATCCTGCAATGCCTTGGCATGCATATACTCAATCGACTGTGGGTTACCCGCCAGTTCCTTGAGTCGCTGTGCTTCGGCAACCGCAGTCTGCACTTCAACCTGCTTGGCACGCAATGCGTTCTGCTGAGTAATCACAGCATTGGCACTTTCGATGATGCTTGCAGCCGGCTGAATGTTACGCACCTGAACCTGACTCACAATGATATCGGTATCGAGCTTCTCATTATGTAGAGCCTCGACCATAAAGTTCTTGATGTCCGATTCAATCTCACTGCGATGGTTTGTGGTCTGTAGTGCTTCATACTTGGCAATTGACTTGTATGCCGCGCTATTCGCTACCGTGCTCAGGTAATTGTACATCAGATATGTATTACCGGTTTTCTCGTCGGTGCCATGCAGACCGTGACTCTTTGTGGTATACAGGTCATACGCGGCACTTGGGTTTACCGAGTAGATTACTGTGATATCGAGGTCGGCCAGCGTACTCTTGTCCAACGTCTGGGGCATGAGATGATCCAGATGCAGGGCAATCTCCTTCACAGGGAAGAGCAGCACTTCACCAACCATAGTCTGGTTAAACGAACCCGGCTGGAGTTCGGTCTTCTGGACCTGCTTGTCAAAGCCAACACGCAGACCAATCTCACCGGTCTCCACTCGAGCACAACCCACTGCGAAACTCGCAAGGGCAATAACAATACCAATCTTCATAAACTTACTCATAGATACCTCTTACTTTAGAACAACCAAATAATAAAACCAAGCGCGCCGATTGCCATGCCCGCACACATTACAGAGTACGCAACAGTAATAGCAACGTCGAACTTCTCTCTTCCGGTCAAATGCCGGACTGCACGAATACCCACGTAAAAGAACGCAGTAATCGCAAGAAACAATAATACAGTCTTAAACATTCTTCTTCCCCTTCTTAGTCGATGACTTCTTCTTGGGCGGGCCTTTGATAACTACCACCGGTTCTGTGGACTTGGTCTTAACCTGCGGCGTCCTCCCGGAAAGGATTGCTGCTACCCGAGCATCTTCCTTAGCATCCCGCCGCGCTTCCATTGCATCCATAGCAGCAAAGAGCTTTTCATTCTGGTGCGCTTGAATAAGCTCAACCTGTTCTCGGTTTACTGCAATGAGCTTTTCAAACTGTCGAAACAGTTTGTCAAACTTGAGCTGATACAGCTCATGCAGCCCGAGCACAAGGTTGGCCATTCGATCCTTGGTCATGTCCTCGCCCTCACAGCAGGCTTCGAACACAATGTCAAGATCGTCGACCACATGCCAGCAGTCCAGAATACTCTGTTCAACGTTATTAAGGTGTTCCATGTTACTTACCTACCCCTAGTGCAATAGTCACTAGAATCATTGCCACTAGAATGCCGGCACCAATAACCTTATCAATCCAATCTGATTCTATCATCTTACTTCTCCACACTTGACGCCGTGACCAAACTCGTCCATAACCTGATTGGCGTTACCTCGGTTACCGACTACAAACTTGTACCCACCAACGCAACGTGTCTCCACGTAGCCGTTGATACCGAATGATGTATCGCTGCCCTTGTTAGATCCAACAGCACCAATTACAATGGATGCCAGGATGCCAACAATAGCGATAACAATCAACAGTTCAATCAATGTAAATCCTCGAGTCTTCATATCTATCTCCGTTCGTCTAAGTATAAGCCCAATAGAATTAATCCAATTATCCAATGTCCCGTGATAAAGCAGACAACTACTATGGCAAGAATAAGAAACATTACTCGTCATCCTTGTTGTCATGATGCGTCCGAATTGGGCGCTTGGACATGATACGATTAATCTGTGCAAACTCCCACAGGCTCATCGGACCGTATGCTTGCACCTCACCATCTGGGCGACCATCGATGCCGGCATCCATCATGCGGCCCCTGGTAACCAGTGGGCTGGCGCAATGGTCACCGTGTACGTGCCCGTACAGATGGAACGCACCATGATGCATATGATTCCACTCCAGCATTGGGAAGTGGAACATGATGATCTTCTGCCCACCAACCCGAATCTCCTTGTAGTCCTGTACGCTGACAAACATGTCGCGCAGGTCCTTATTGGAATGGATAACTTTATCATGGTTGCCAAAGATCAGATGCTTCTGTCCAGGCAGGCGGTTCATAATGCTACGGGCACGCACTGCATCACAGAAGAACACATCGCCCAGCAGGTAGACATGATCGTTCTGACCAACCTGACGCTGCCAGTTGGCAATCTGAATCTCGTCGTGCTCGGCAGCATCCTTGCCCATGCGGGTTTCTGGGCAGAACTTCAGAATGTTCTTGTGCCCAAAATGATTATCACTCGTAAACCAAACCTTTTCCATTTTCTTCCTATCCCTTATTCTTCATTGGACCACGGTCCATCCCAACAAAGCGTGTCGCATTGTGCTTGCTCCATTGCCTTGTACAGCGGTGCGTTGGTCTCGTACATCATCTTTACGTTATCGCAACAGACGCCAGAGAACCACGGTTCTTTGCCGTAGAGGGCAACTACGCTCTCAACTACAGCAGCTCTATATTCGGCGAATGTCATACTTATCTTCCTTACTCGCGCCCGCCGGACTTAATTGCCAGCAGCGCAACCCTAACAACTTCGACAAGTTCCCGAGATTCATTTAGTACAGTGAGGAGTGCATCTGTTACTGCAACAACAATCCCACGACCAAATTCGAGCAATCCATCACACACGATACCAAGTACCGCTAGCGGGACAGATATCAGCAGCCCCAACGAAACCACCGTGCGGAACCGCCACTTACTCTTCCCTGACCAAACACCAATATCTGACCATCTGCTCATTGCACTGTTTCCTTAAAACGGAATCTCATCAAAATCGGGTTCGGGGTCGTACACCTGCTGCCATTCAGGCTTGTCGGCCTCGGGAGCCAGATCGTACTCGTCTTCAATTCCGTCACCGGGATACGGCTGGGGCGGGCCCTTGTAATGCGGGTTCTGCTCGCAGGTATCGTAATCCGACCAAAGCCACTGTCGATCGGGATAATCCTGTCCCACGTTCCAAACCCATTCGCGGACTGCTTCTGCAACAGTGGCCACGCGATCCTCTTCGTGCCAACCGTACATTACAGCACCTCCTCAAAGCCACAACCCGCGACGCGGAACGTGCGACCATCAACTTCCATCAGGTCACCCACCATCGACGAGCGCAGTCCGTAAACCACACCACGATGCACGGGTAGTTCCGCAACCACTTCAAGAAAGTCCCGGTCGTCGGGGTTGCCATCCTTGCGTGACCACGAACCCATAATGTTCTGGGTTGCAACCCACGCAATCTCAAGCATCGGGTCGACCATGTTGGGCAGCGTCTTGACCGTAACGTTGGCCACATGGGTCTTTTCCATGCCCGAACCATCTTCGAGCGGATCCATGTGGAAAACCTTAATAACAGTGTTCATCGTTGCGTCCTTTTCCTTACCCTATGTTCGTATGATACGGGATTTGGATCCAATTTGCAACATCTAAATTCCCAATGATTTCAACAACTTATAAGTCATTGATTTTCAAGGAAACTTCGTATCACTGTAATTCGTCCCTGTTCGGACAACTTTGCAAACTCGCCCTTCCAGGGTTCAATCCAATCTAACAGCGGGTAATATTCCTCGTCAATCGTCTTGCGAAAATCCGGAGTCTGTATACGTTCGAGGAACTTCTCTTCCTTCATGCGCCCCAGGAACTTGGTCACCAAATAATATGGCGACTTGATCTTGAGTGCAATGTCCTTGCCGTATGCAACAAACCCTTCGTGCTTGCAAGTCTTGGCCTCCTGCACTACATCGGAGAAGCGACATACCTTCCACTCGGGGCGCAGGTATCCTTGCGCCTTGGCCACAGCGTCTAGAATTTCTTCACTGAGCATCTTGCCAGTAGAAATTACTCGGGCTCCGATCAAATACGCTCCTAAGTTTTCCTTGATGATGTGTGGATCCGATTCGTCGCAGATCTCAAACAACCAAGTCGTCGGAAATCCAAAGTGATGGGCTGGTACGAAACACTTGAGGTGCTTCTCAACCATTACAGCAAAATCCGAATCCAATGAACCAGTTGTCGAATAAATGATATCATCTCGGGTACGGTCCCAAGTAATGGCACCCATGAACCCATTTACCTTCCGTACAGCAATAACCATTTCGTCACGCGGGATATCAACACCGCGCTCAAAGCGATTGTATATCTTCTGGAATGGACGCACTACTACGTTCCAATCCGCGTCCACAACCAATCCACGACATTCTTCAAGAAGGTCGTTCCACAGTGCATCGTAGAATACCTTGCGGGTATACTTGATGACATACAATCCCGGATACTTTGTTGACTCGCGACGAGTTATCAACTTTGGGTTGGCATCAATAAATTCGCGTAACTGTGCGATGTCAATCATGGATGATACTCGAAGTGAATGTTTTCATCTGGTGTGTACTTTGTTGCGATGGTCGAGTTATCCTCGAACCGATCCCTCATCTGATCCAGCTTATCCTGTGGCACGTTGTGAACGTTGTCCCACTTGCCGTTGCACTGTATCACTCGAATATTATAGTCGTTACAGAAGGCCTTGAGAATGTAATTCTGCATCTCCCAGAGCTTAGTGAAGGTGTTGGAGACAACTACATCTTCTCCACGGTTAATGCATTGTGCCACGGTCTCAAAGCACCACCGGTGCGCTGCGCCGAGCTGCTTCGGATCAAAGTGGTATTCGTTGCTCTTCATAAAATACATATCGGCTTCGACATGCTCTATTCCGGCAACATGTGCAATCTTGCGAGCAACCGTGCTCTTGCCCGAGCCCGGCAGTCCACGAATGATAAAAAGTGTCGGCATAATTATTTCCAGTAGAGTGAATATTTTGTTGCTAGTGCCGGTGTCGACTGATATGAGCCAACCGGACGGGGTCCTAAATAGATCACCTTGATGCCGAAGGGCCGCACAGCCTTTCGCACGCGATCAACTGTATCCATTGGGAGCCACTTGGCAATCGAGTTCTCATTGTCCGGAGACTTGTGCTTCAATAGAAGATCATAAATCTCGGGATCCGAAACCCAAATGGACCACAGCTCGCCCATGCGCTGATCAATTGTTTTGTCTTTCCAACCCATATCAATAGTATAGCAAATCACAGAGCAAAAAGCAAGCACAATTTACCCAATCAAATCAATGGGCTACAAACGAATTACATCCTCTTTATTGGCGTAAAAATTTGTATTTTGGAAGCGGAAATGTAGTTGATCTCCCTCGTATCCAACCAGTTGAGCTTTGTCGAAGCTCAGGTAATCCGGAACGGTAACAGTTGAGTACCGGTTGGCATTTTGGATTGTGATCCTTGTGCCAGGCTGAATGGAATACAATGTCATACAGTCTCCTATTCTTCGAGGTATTGAATAAACTCCTTGGCGGCATTCTGCCAGGTGATATCCTTCACTGTACTATATACCTTCTCCCGCGATAAAGACATACAATTTATGACAGAAGACAGTAGATTCGAGCCCGTGTACCCATTTACCCCGTTTTTGATTTGATCTATGGGTCCAGTTACGGGATATGCTGCAACTGGGGTTCCACAAGCCATAGCTTCCAAAATAACAATCCCATATGTATCTGTGCGGCTCGGGAATACAAAGACATCGGCTTGTCTATATTGTTCCGCTAGTAATTCTCCAAATTTGTAACCCACAAAATGCACGTCGGGATATTTCTTCTTTAGACGCTTTCTATCAGGCCCGTCACCAACCACCACCTTATTAATGTTGGGTAAGTATATGCGGCAGAAGTCCTCAATGTTCTTCTCTTTACTCACTCGCCCGACATACAGCAACGTTTTGACTTTATTCTTTTGGTGTGGCTTTAATGGATCCGGCCGGAAGTGATCATCGTAGCCCTTACCCATAACTCTAGTGTTCCAATTCGGGTGTTCTCGAGCAGTGGAGTTTGACGAAACAATAACTGTTTTGGCACTACGATGAAACCAATCAAAATACCAACTGGTATACTTTACTGGGATCTTAGTAATGTGTTCGATAAATTCCGGAAACTTGGTATGATACGCAGTGGTATACTTGATGTGCATTGCATCTAGCACTCGCTTGGCTTTATAACCAATTGGTCCTTCTGTAGCAATATGGAAGCGGCAAACAGGAGCCTCATCTAAATTGCGTTTGATGATTTCCTTGATACGGTTGCGAGTAACAATCGACAGCCCAATTTCTTTATAGAATGGAAGTTTGATGGTCGTAAACATACTTGGTTCAATAATCTCGACCTCGTGCCTCTCATGGTCGATATGTTGAATGGTGTTGATGTATGTTGTGACTACACCGTTTACTTGTGGATACCAAGCATCGGTGAATATTACGATTCGCTTTTTGTTAACCAATGTACAATCTCCCAGGTTCCATCATGATTCTCAACGAGTGCTGTGCAACTTTCTACCCAGTCACCGTCATTCATATATTCAACACTACCAATAGTCTTGATCGTTGCGTGGTGGACATGTCCACAAATGATCCCATCTGCCTTTTTATTCTCGCAATATTCTACGATTAGCTCTTCGAAATCCGATAGATAAGCGAGCGCCTCTTTGGTCTTATTTTTGAGATAGGCACTCAAGCTCCAGTGCTTCATTCCAAACCGTTGACGAATCTTGGCCAGGATCGAATTCAATCGCAATAATAGATCGTAGAAGAAATCGCCCACGCCATACAACCATTTGAGTTTGTTTTTCAGCACAGTGTCAAACAAGTCACCGTGAATTATAAGATAGGTTTTTCCGTTTACTCCGCGGTAACGACAATAATCAACCATCTCAATGTTTCCAAAATGGATATCAAATGGGATCAATGTACGAAACAGGTCGTCATGATTGCCCGGGAGGTAAACAACTTTGGTATTGCGTTTGGCCGCTGTTAATATTCTTCGCACCACGTTAGTGTGCGATTGTGGCCAATAGAAGCGGCGTTTGAGGCGCCATCCATCTACTATGTCACCGACCAAAAATAGATTTTCGGCTGTGTTATGTTTGAGGAAATCGCAAAGCTCATCGGCTTTACAGCCGCGTGAACCTAAGTGTATGTCCGAAATAAATATTGCACGGTATTTCTTTTGGTCCACAGTATATCCTTATTGCGGCAGTTATTTAGTCGGTCCGTGTTTCCGGATCAAAACTAAGTTCCATTACTCGAACTTTAACACCATGCGGCCATTCGCCATGATGCATTCTGTATTGCAAGGCGCAGCGAACGCATCTCGGGGTTCCATATTCATTGAAATATTCATTGCCAACCAACTGCCCTTCAATGCAGGAAGTTCTTGTATGTTGGGGGGCGAGCTCGTCCACCAGTCCCCCGGTGAATAGTTTTTCAAAAATCATGTTTGCTCCTTATCGGTTTCGACGGGCCTTGCTTAATGCAGCCTTATAGCGCAATGCCAAAGCCACTAATTCAAGATAATCGTCGGCGTGGACAACATTAATGAGCTGTCCGGATACTGTATCGATAGCCATGAATGGTTGGGCCACCTGATACTTTTGCGCACCTGTTTCGGTTCGGAATGCTTGAATTCCTTTGAGAGTTGGTAATTCATCTGTAGTCATACTCTCATATTTAGCGTATTTTTACTCAGAACCAATCCGGCACGGGCGCGTTCCGCCACCGTGCAATAGACGCCTTGTGTACGCGATAATAGTTACGATATGCCTCAACGGTGTCGCCGGGAACCTTGCAATCATCGGGCATACATTGTGGTGGATCTGTCCATTCGGTGAGTGGTATATTATTCGGTACCTGAATTAATACATCCCACAAACGCTCCGATGCATGAAATTTGCCATACCGTGCAGTGTATTCCTTTAGAAGATACGCATAATGGGCATATGCCCACCTATATGCATAAGGTGACGAACGCACCCAAACAGCACAAGGATGATTCTTATGGGTTTCTTTATAAATGCCCAGTGGCGCATTGGGTCCATCGAGTACATGATGCGCCGTTGAAAGTAACTGTGCAGTTTCAACAATCATCTTGACGACATGCTTATCACACATCATCCTAGCAGCTTGCTCGGCATCACCACTGAGGTAAAAGATGTTCACGCCTTGTAAACGTCCCCGTTCTCCTTGGCCTTAATGTCCTCGTATGGAGCAGCAACTCGACGGTAGTATTCCTGCTTCACGCATTCAAGAACACCCATTGCCTCATTCATTTGTGTATAGCGGCGACCATACAATTGGTCAATCAATCGTGTGATTGCATAATTGAGGTTACCGTCTTTCTCTTCGTCGAGTGACACAAAGTCAATTGTTCGTGCGAGGGCATCAATATCGGCATCGAGTTGCTCGCGCTTGTATGGCTTGATGTATGGCATTTAAATATACTCCACGTTAAATTTAAGTTCATCGGCAATCTCCGAAAGAACTGTTGGTGCCTCGATTAATGGACCATCACATTGCATAATAGTCTCACCATCGAACGCTTCGTGTTCTAGAAAGAACTCCATAACCTTTGCAACAATCATTTTTTTGGCAGCGGCATCTAGGTTGACACTCACCTTCGAGCCATTTTTCAAGGTGTATTCATTCATTTTATTCTCCTAATACCTTTGAAATAAAATCATATCGATCGGCGTGCTTTTCGCGTGTTGTGGCAACAACATCGACACATGGCAAGCAATATGGCCGTGACACCTTTGATACGTAATGGTGCTTCGACTTTAAAAAGACATCACCACACAACGAGCACAAATAATAATTGCCCGAGCTGTGGTTACCATATCGGTCATCCTTTAGAATACCATGTGGCAATTCCTTAAGGTATGCATACAGTTCCTGAAATCCAGCATCGGTACCATTCTGATAAAAGATGCGAGTCGATAATGCCTTGAGCCAGGATGGAACATGCTGGAACTCGGACACAATAAACAACGGCTTCTCGTTGTCGTAGGTACACTGGCATTCGGCAAACGAGCCAGCACCATCCTTAAAGGATTGGTCGTAATATGCAATCACTGCATCGGCATCGTCGATGATAAGTCGCATGTCGGTATAGATGAACTGGTGCCTAATATTGGATTTGTTCTGAAGTGGGTTGGCTGTTGGGTCAGTTGTCATTACCGGACCATGCACCTCGGTGTACAGCACATCGAGCGCCGTAATGTCAATGGGCCTGTAATCCATATCTAAAAGGCGATTGGAACAAACTGTGCGCCATGCAGCGCCCAGGTTCACAGCCTTCTCCATTCCACCACTCAGGTATATCTTTCCTCGATGTTCTCTTGTCATTTCAACCTCGCCTTGATCTCAGTATAGAACTGATGATATTTCGCCATACGGGTAATGTCCTTTTCGGAAATTCCCTTTAACCGTCGGATGTCGGTATTGTGTCTTAGATCTGAAAGTTTAACGCGCATGGCATCTTCATTGGCAAAAATGCGCTCTTTGTACTCGTCAAGTGTTTCGCCGGGCACTTTGGTAAGCGCCCTAATGCCGTTGATGACTCGTTCGGTTGCACCAATTACCCGAAGGTCGGCATATGTGGTTTTGGTATCTTCAATCACGTCGTGTCCGAGTGCAATAGCTTGCAGCTCTTCATCGTCGGATTTGAGATAGTGCATTACCTTGAGGGGATGCAAAATGTATGGGGCACCACCGCGATCAAATTGACCACTGTGTGCGTTGGTCACAAGTACCAACATCTTCCCAAGCAACTCACCGCGTTTCACTCATCGTCTCCACGAAAGAGATCATTCTTATTGAACTTCTTTCGATTGTACGAACGATCCGATTCCACCAAACGTGGACGGAATTCTGGATCCTGCCGTAGTCGCTTCGCAACCGGGTTGCGACCAACTGAACGCATAAGCCAATTCGGATTGTCCACTCGCTTCGTCATCATCTTACTCTCCAATTTCCTGAAAGGGTTTCTTACCATCTAACATGCCCAATTGGGCCAACCAATAAATCTTCTCGGCCTTTTCCTTTACATCAAAAAGAGATTGGCCCATGTCCTCGATTCGCCATGCGCCCCGGCTCGTCTTGTACTCTAGCAACCACCTGGTGGAAGCATACAGTGACGGCATCGGTCGAATACGGAGACGATCTCCAACTCGTGTAATCTTCGGCTCGGGCATTTACTCGTCCACTCCAGCAGCATATTCATACTGCGCCCTGTACACCTTGTTGTCAAAGTCTTCGGCGTGCGTCCGCCCAAACGTTTGGTGAACTACACCATCTTCGTCAACAAGCATATCAAGGTACCCATGCCGTTCCCAATGGCAATTACCCGTAAATGGATACTGCCCGTTAATTCGTTGCTTCAATCTGTCCATATCGTACCTCCTATATACATAGTGTAGCATCAAAACAGAAAAAATGCAACTGCTAAGTCCGTTTATGAATCAACATGTTGCGTACTTTTATCCTCTAGTCAATTATATAGCAGTTGACCCCGTATCACAACCGTTTTTCATAAATAATTGGACAGGAGATCCCACATGAGCCTTTTATCTATTCTTAACTATTTTTGGATTGGGGTGGGTATCTTTACACTGCTATCAATTATTGCCGGGGTGTTCTCCAGTGACCGCACCTGGATGAAATTGTTTGCAGTTGGTTTCGATGTGTTCATCAACATCATTACCGGTGGCACCTTTGATATTACCATTTCGGCTCGTGCTGGTATGGCAGAGATTGATGGTAAGAAGTGGGGCAAATACATGTCGTACTGGTTGGGCAAATGCGAAAAGAATCATTGCCAACTTGCCATACAGGCCGACATAGACAGGGCTAAGTTGGTTATTGCCCAACTTAGCCCATACGATGCTAGAAACAAACCTGTTGCTTAATTACTGAGCCTTAACGCGCTCTCGAATCAAGCTCAGGCTTTCCTCGCGTACCAGCTTACCATCTTCGTACACTACTTCAAGCACTGGATTGTGGACATGGTCACTACCTTCAATATCGGTGTGGTATGTATTGTTGATGTGATTGTAGTAGAGTTCCAAGCGACCCTTCTTTGACTTCTTGCCAAAATCCGTAACGGGATCCTTAAACACATCGCGCCATACGCCGTTCACCTTGACTGCGCTTGCCTTCATTGCAAACTTTTGCGTGTCCCGGTTCATGTGCTGGAGCAACGCACCACCCATACCAAACGCCACGTTATCCGCACTGTAGCCCATCATCCAAAGCCTTGCGAGAATGTCCTTAATGCTCTGCTCGTTGATGCCGTCACCTTGGATGACACGAACATTGTTGAGTAGCTTGTACCCATCTTTGGTTAGTGTGTGACCAAACTTCTTGTCCAGCAGTACCACCGAATGTGCAACAATGTCTGTTGGGTTACCCGAGTCCGGACGAACGACAAGCGTAGCACCACTGTCGATCACTTGCTGGCGTAGTGTACCACCCCAGATGTTCTCAATGGCGTTGAACAGATCGTAGCTGTCGGAAACTACTGCAACTAGCGCACCGGGCTTGGCGAACTGCTTCAGCATATTTGCGTAAGCATCTTCCTCATGCTCCTTGCCCCAGCTGGTAATAGTGCTGTGTTCCGCTGCCGGAATACTAAAGCCCGCCATGTGCTCGTTGTAATACTTGCGGGCGAACATTAGCGCCGGAACGTTGTCGGTACCCTTGAAGTTTACAAGATGTGCAGCACCACCAATAGCCGCACTCTCCAGCGAACTTACGCCACGCGCACCAAAGTCGTGCAGCTTGAAGTCAAGACCATCGAGGTTGTTGGCACTGGTATCCAGTCGCTCCTTGATGATCTGGCGAATGCTATGACTGATCGTTGCCACTGTGGTGGGATACCATACCGCACGAAGCAGGGCAGTCTCAACGTAGCTCGTCAACCAGGGCACTTCTGGGTCTGTGTTCTCCACCGTGACCAAAACGTTATGCGTTGGGACAATCGTTCCTTCGCGCACTGCCTTGATCTTGATTGGCAGAAAGCCATTATGCTGGAGAAGAATGTGCTTCCACCCTGCCTCATTGAAGGGCACACCGTGTAGCGCATACACTTCCTTCGCCTCCGCGATATCCTCGTATGTGATCGGCTTCAGCAGGTATTCCTTGATAAATGCCTGCAGGCCGAAAAATAGCGTGTGATCATATTCGCCCCCGCGTGACTCGATGTAACTGAATACATTGGTTGTACCTTCTGGGTACTGCGCGAAATGCGAAACCTTGTACGAATCGGTATTTAGAATCATGTTCATTTGGATCTACTCCTTAGTTAAAAAACGTGCCGGTCTACCCTGCACTTTACCATTCAACAATCGTATACATATCGACAAACTGCCTTTCTTCGTAATAAAACGAAACCTTGAATCCGAGCTTTTCAAGTTTGGCCACTCCTTGTTTCCAATCATCCGATTTACTATATCCACCATTAACCCAAAACGGATCATGCAATGCCACCTTACGCTTCTTGGCCTTGGCGGCTTCTTCAATCACCTTACCAGCATCTTCAACTCTCTCATCAATTGTGGGACCTGCAAGGTTGCGTGCTTCATTTGCTGTAATCATGTTGCTCTCCTTACGCCCTGTTAATCATCTTAGATGCAATCGAGTAGTGGTCCTCGTACATCTCTGCGGTCATTGTGTAAAACTTAGAAAGTGGAACCCACTTGGCGCGTTCAGCATCATCACTTCCGCGTACCTTTGGTAGGTTGCGCTCGTGTAGCACAATCAGATATGCGTGTGTAATCGTGCGTCCGCGTTCACTGCGGTTGGGATGATCAAATACTTGTGAACCTTTGATGCTGGCACGCAGCACATCTCCATGTATCCGAATGCGAGTCTCTTCTTCGAGTTCACGAAGCATAGAATCTTCAATCCTCTCATTTGGACCGAGGAAGCCACCGGGCAATGCCCACAACCCCTTACCCGGCGCCATACGACGCTTGATGAGTAGAATGTGCCCATTGCAAATGACCACAGCGTCCGTTGTCACAAACACTGGTTGGAATGGTGCATTGGACCACATCTGCTTATAGTCCTTAAGGAACTTGTGTTCTTCACAGAGTGCGTTATTAAGGGCGGGGTTATTCTGGCGCCACGTATCGATGAAATTCTTTACGCGCTCGGGCATAACATCTGCCGGTACCATCTTGTTACCAAACAGAATGTCACGGATGGTAGTCGAGTCCAGTGTATCGAAGTTTGGAACCTCAACAACTTCGTAATTTGGAAACATATCGAGATAGTAAGACGAATCGTCTTTGTGGTGGCCAATGATACAAACAGACTTGCCAACTGCCGTATCATAAATGTTATCTAATTCGTTTTCGATTTCTTGCTGCACCATAGCAACCCACTGTTGGTCATTGTAGAGATCGTCTACAAGTGGTGCCGATATTGTGCCCGGGGGTAACATTGCAGCCCGTTCGTCATAAGTGAACGGGTTCTTAATGTTGCGTGCAATAAAGGAACTGCCGATGAGCACCAGGACGTTGTCCGAATGCTTTTTGGCTTCCTCAATCAACTTTTCGTGGGCATTATGGAATGGCTGAAAGCGCCCGATGATCACTGCTAGATCATAGCGCCTGGGTGTGATGGCCTTATCGGACCATCCCATTGGGGACTTGTGTATATGAGCTGTTGTATTCATTACCATGTGGATCTACTCCTTGTTAAAAATGCAACTGGTCTACCCTGTTGCAAAAGTATTTAGCCTTAACCGTCTAAAAGTCCAAAATCTACAATCCATCTCATCCTATCGGCATATGCGTGCGCTTCGTCTCGTGTCCTAAAGCGTTCAAGTGGTTGCCATCTAAAGAACCAAACATTTGGGTTGTATATCTCAACCTGCCACCGAACCATTTCGGGACCAAATTTAACTCCGGTTTTAATTACCCGAATTTGACTTATTGGCTTTCGCAGTTTCGATAACACTTACTAACCCCGCAACACGAGAAAGCAACTCGGAATTCAATGCGACCATGTTGTTCAGCAATTCCGTCGATGCTCGCCTAAACATATTATAAAAGATTCCATTTACAAAATCAAGCCCGCACCACATAACCACACCCAGTGCCCAAAATGCAGCAACATCATTATTGGCATTGTGCAGTTTGATTGCCGATGCTGCGGCAAAAACCATTACCACAACATGAATACCAACCTGAATGAAATCCCTTATCTTTTCATCTCTAGTCGATACTACTTCTTTTGGAGTTGCTTCAGCCATTCTCTTTCATCCTCTGTGTCGGTGATTCGATATTCCGTAACTTCAATGCCATCTAGACTATATGGAATATGTGGATACTGTACCGGTTCGGGTATTTTTACCGATTTCGGCACTTCCTTCTTTTTAGTCCGTTCAACGTTATAGTCAAAATAATTCATTAACGCCTTATAGATTAGCAATATCACCAATCTTGTAATAAAACATTGTGAGTCCGCGCTGGCGAGCAATGTATTCGGCTACTGCCGAGGTTGCCGAAAGTCGACCCTTATCAAAGGTTGGATAACTCAAAACAAATGCCTTGGCTTGTTTATGAATCTCTGTGGCCTGTTCGGCTGTTGCTGCAATCAATGTACTCATCGTTCGGTATCCTCGTTGTCTTCCTGGAGAGATCTAATAAACCTATTAGCGTGGGCAAGTTCCTGTTCAAGATACTTTGCCCGCTCGGTCAATCGTTTGATTGTACCTTTGTTTGATTCAAGATGGAATTCTAATTCTGCAATCCGATCATCAATCTGCTTTTTCGACATTCTCATTTTGGTTCCAATCCTGCAATACGGGATTCTAAATTGTTAATTCGGTGTAGCAGCAAGGCAATCATAATGTATGGCCCCATCGTTTCACCGTACCTGTTCAATTCTCCAGCATTCCAATCGTTCATAAGTTTTAGAATCTCTGGATGACTGGCGCATACTTTTAGCTCGCCGGCTGGAGTAATCTCCAACATCTTTGTCGGGGCACTCTGCGAAATTGTAAGTTCCATTAATTCACCAATGAGTAGATTGTTGAAGTCGATGTACACATTATACAGATAAAAACGGATAATGTAAGCCCAACAGGGCAAACACCACACTTAAAAACAACTTTTCATTTGGTGACTTCAGTGCGCCAAAAACACCAGCAGCAATAGTTGCCACTACAATTACCGCAACATCAACGACCTCGGGTCGAATCATTATTCTTCTCCAAAGCAACCATGCCCATATTACTGATACCAAGATACTGTTTGCCGGTAACAATATCGGTAATAAGATACACACCGCGGTATCCAGTTGTGGACATATTATCCTTCAGTACATCAATCCTTTCAACCTTAAACCTTAATACATCAATTGATGGAATTATGGTTGGGTGCTGTGTTTGCTCGACCTGTCCTTGCAATCCTTTAAGGTGTTGGATTGAGAGTTGGCGATCATCAGCATCGGGTTCTTCATGCGGAGATGAACAGCCAGATAGTAACAGTGCAGTGAGCAGAATGGATTTGTACATATCCTGTATTTAGTATCTCACGCGCACCGAAGCTGACGTTCTACGGATGCAATATCGCAATGCTCAAGTGGAATGACCACATTGACTCCGTTGATTGCCTTGATGACAATGTATTCGGTAAGGCTCCGACCAAGGAGGAAGGATACCACCTGAGATGGTGTGGAAAGGGTACGTGATCGTGTGGGCCATTTCTTGTCAAAGACGTGATACATCATTAGCTCCATGGGCTCAAAAATTGAAGGTGGGCAGCGTCGTAAACAAGAGCGCCGCGTGCAAACCCAACGCGCCATCGTCGCGGGCTAATCTGTCGAATGACACCCGACCCCCATTCGGGCCACCAACGGTCGTAAACTAGAGTTCCCGACTTTATCTTATTCATGCTACTCATCCTTTGGTAGTTCCGGCAACGGCATCCAGTGTGTAATCATATTATGCAACGGATTACTCCGTGATAGCAAGGACCATTGCGGACCATCATCTAGAACCCAGTACCATTGGACATTCATTGTGCAAGGTGGGGTAAACGTTAGCACCAGTGAATCGTGTTCCGGTTGATAATCTTTCATGCTGACCCACTTGCTCATAGTTTCTTTCCTTCACGGAGTACGGCGTAAACCAACTCCTGTACATCACTCGGACCTTCTTCACCGTAATACAGCCAACCATCGTCGGCTATTGCTTGCAGTGCCGTTGTCAGCCTTGCAACCTTTGCGTCATAATCGCAGGCAAGGACATATTCGCCGCGTTCGGCCTCTTCCATACCACCCGTAGTACAATTATATCGCTTCGTATCCATCATTATCTCCCACTAGATCCTGGAGTAGTGAACCAACCCCGAATTTCTTTATTACAGCATTGACAGCGCATCTTTTGATCGGTGTACCCACCATCTCCAAATCCCATGAATTCCCAACGGTGAATCCCTATCCTGCAACGTAGTCTCATAGCCTTCATTTCCCGTACTCCTGTCCGGCAAGGGTGGTGCGCTTCAAATTCCATTCGTCCACACCAATGTAGATGCGTCCCGGCAGCGGCTCACGAAAGCACCACGGGTCGTAGCAGGAACATGCAACCGGCTCCAGATCAGAAGCCCGTACCGGGAACACCATGCGATCCTCACAGCGGACGAGAATATTTGCGGGATTCTGAAATGCGTTCATTTTCCTCCCTCCATCTGCACCGTGCAGCGTGGGCATTCTAAAACCATTGTGGTGTTCAATTGAAGCCCGTAACGCTCCGGCACGGCGTGTAGCTTAGTTCCGCAACTGTTGCAATGCGTTGGCGTCGGTGGCGCTGTTGCGACCAGCCACGAGACACCTCCTAGAAGCGCCACAATCAGGCAAAGTAATGCGATCATGATTTCGGCCCCGCCTCGGGCGCTTCGTCACAGCCGCACGGCCCTACTGGCAGCGCCGGGGCGTTATGCGTCGCGCAGTCGGATGCGTGACCATCACCGAGCGCAGCGGCGGCGGGCGGCAGGGGGATCAGGAAGTCCGAAAGCTGTTCGTTGGCGTCCCTATTGTGTAGGCATACGTACTCCACGAAATCGTTATGCGCCTCTATCGCGGCGCGGAGGGCGTCGCGGTCGGCAACGGCCCGCATAGCCTCAAGGATCTGGCGGTCGCACTGGCGCGTGATTACCTCCAACTCCGCCCGCGCTTCGTCGAGTTGGGAGCGGAGAAGATTCACCTCTCGTACGAGAGCCTCTACGAATTGGTCACTCATTATGCGGCCTCCATTACCTTCTTCGGCACAAAAACGTACAGTCCACCAAAGCAAGTCAAGTCACCAACGTAGGTATCGAGCTCTTCGGTGAACTGGGACTGGGCCGTAGTGATGCGGTACACTGGTGTCCGACCAGTCTGACGCAGTGCATCCTTAAAGGAGTCGCCAACAATGATGTACTCGACATCCGGGAGCGCCTCACGGGCCAGAAAGGACTGCGCGTTGAAACGGCACACGGTCCGATTCTTCTTGTACCGACCAGCAGTGCCGGTCAACTTTGCCGGAATCCAAACGTCGGTATCGCCATCGGGCATCCAATTGTTTCCGAGCTTGTACGCAAAAGCAAATCGACCGATCTGCTTCCCATCCACGTGAATCGAATCCTTGCGCATGGTGTACTGGTAAATGCCCATCTTACTTCTCCGAGAGATACTTAACAATGAACTTGGCTGCACCAAGGTAGTCGTTGTACTTGAAGAGGTTCCGATCCTGCCAAGCCCGCTCATTCGGCACGTTGGTGTTGAATTCGAACTCGCCCTTGTCGCCAGTGTACACAACGATGTCATCGCTGTTCCGGTTCTCGGAGAACGCTACCTTCTTGCCCTTCAGGCCATCAAACGACTTCTGGAGCGAAAAGCCCTGCTCACGGCAGTTAACGTACACGCGAAGATCGAGATCTTCGTCGTTCTTGGAACGCTTGGCCACCTTGCGGATCTCGGCGAGAACCTTCTTGGCCTTGGTGTTGTTGATGCAGTTGTAAACGCGCATGGTGTTCTCCTTAGACCACAGTCAGCTGGATTTGGAACGCGCCGTACGTGCGTCCGGTGCCGACAGTTTCGGCAATGTCCTTCGCGAGACGGGACAGTGTCCGGTCATCGTCGAGGCTTTCAATTGCGCTGCGCAGCGAAAGGTTCAGGGGCGCAAAGTCGCCAGCATTGCCGTCGCGTAGTGCCTTGGCAGTCGTGTAAAACGACACCGTGCCATTAACGCGGACCAGCATCTTCTGGGACCCTTTGAGCTTTCTGTTCATTTGACCAATCTCCAGTTACCTTATGCTCGTATAATACGAGAATTTGGATCCAGTTGCAACAACTAAATCGTCAATGTTTTCAATGACTTGTAAGTCTTTGATTTGTATAGAGATTCTACCAAACGCACTGCACTAGATCTTCTAGAATCTTTCGAAGCTCTTCGAGGTTCGATTCCAAAAAACGAATCGTTATAGAGAAGTGAACATCGGGTGCTCGACCTCCCCACCTTGCTGATTCATCTTCGGCGTCGCGATTCTTCTTGAGATCCGCCAATAGCATTTCCTTGCCGGCAATGGTATTCCGGAGATTGGCAATTACTGTTTGGACATCCATCAGAAGTTTTCCAGTGCAATGAACTTCTTGGGCATGTTCCATTCCTTCGGATAGTCGCCACGCTTTACCTTTTCGAGTCCAGCAGACGAGATAGCATACACCGAATGATCGTTTGGTTCGATCATTAGCACATCGAGATCACCATGTTCAGCGAGCTGTTCGGTAAGGGCCTTGATAAGTTCGGACGTTTTCATTTCAGGTACTCCAATATGCTTCGCGGCTTTGATCACAGCAACCCGGTGCGGGTTGCTTTGGCAGGTCTACAAGGGCAACCGCAGCCCATGTATTGACCCCACGATAATTGCGCTTGTTTAGCGCAACTGCACCACGTCGGGCGCCAACTAGCGTCTCGTAACGCTTGGCACCGAGGCTGTTGCCCTTGTAAGCAAAACCTGTGAGCGGATTGTAAACGGCGTACATCATGCTACCTCGTACTTGTCGTATAAGAACGACTCGTAATCGTCCTTGGCCTTGTCGGCCTTCTGCTCCTCGGTCAGCACCTGCTGCTCGAGGTAGTATTCGTACGAGCACTCGTATTCTTCGCGAGCACGACGCGCATCGCGATCGACCTTGGAAGCCGCTGCCGCAGCAATGTACGCGGGGTCGGTCTCTTCGACAACCCAACCTTCTTCGCGCATCTCTTCGCGGCCTTCGAACGTGCTCTTGCGCTGCTCGATGTCGGCGTGCAACTGCTCAACCGCAGCACGAAGCTGGGCCAGCGCCGCACGGAGGTCGGACACGCAGGTGAAGCCATCGGCGCAACCAACAATCCAACGCGGGCGGAAGCCATTCACATCCTTGTGGAAGTCGCTGTAGTAGCTGGCCACCGAGTTGTACTCGGCCGACAATTCCGGCTCCCCGGGAAAATTAAATTCGGTGTCGAACATTTGTTTGTCCTGCTTCCTTATCCTGTAAACGTATATTACCTGATTTGGATCCAAATTGCAACAACTAAATCTTCAATGTTTTCAATGACTTGTAGGTCGTTGATTTACTTGGAGTTTTTAAGTATATACATTAAAATGTCCGGAGAGTCAACCACAATCACATCCTCCGGAACACGAAGCGTCTCCCGCCAAAATCCGTCTGTTACCCATTTACGGGTGTTAGTATCCCATCCGTGGCCTTGGTTGTGGATTCGAAGGCGGACATATTTTGGTGTGCTGTTTACTACCACGCCAACACGGAGAGCATTTCGGTAATGTGTCACCACCGATGCTTGCATTGCAATAGGATTACCCATCAAGTCTAAATGTACTGGAGGAGGGGCTTTTACCTTGGCCATAAATTATCGATTATTTTTCTCGGCTTCGTACCTTGCTTTGAGATCCTGTTCAAGTTCGTAAAACAATTCCCCGAGCGTTTGCAATCCCGGAATTGGTGTGGGCTCGATTGTTTGATTGGGATAAGTGATGCTGACCACCTTGGCCTTCTTCTTGGTTGCTAGTTTCTTCTTGCGGTGTTCGTCAAAGTTAACTACGTTACTCATAGACTCGATCCTACTGCTGATTCGGCCTTGGATTTAATGAGAATGCGGGCCGACTTGTATTGCTCATAAAGATCCTTGAGCATTGGATGAGTTTCTGCTTCTTCCTCTTCTTTCATCTTACGCTGGATCCAGGCGAAAATCTTGGGGTCCATTGTTACTGTAAGCAACCCTGGAGTGATTGGCGTAACCTCGGCATTGAAGCCCATGACTTCAAATCGTTGAGCCGAGCTGTTCCACTTTACTATTCCGGACTGATAACAACTACCAGTGGAAATTGTTGCTTGAATACCGTTTTGGCCGAATCCCGATCCAATCATTTGGCTTCCCCTTCCTTCTTAATTTCTTCAAGTTCTTGTGCAGTGTAAATCGAATTGTGAATTTCTAAATAGCCGGCCATTTGTGCTGCGGTATATGCTTCCATCCCAAACCCAAATACATCATAGAGCACATAGCGGTATGAGCCACGGAGTTCAATATCACCCTTGTGAATACGGCGAACTACTGCACAAAATGCTTGGAGTTGCTGTTCCTTGGTCAAAGAGTTCCAATATTCTTCGCTGAGATCTTCTTCTTGGGCCATGACAGAATTAAACACTTCGCTAAAGTCCTGGAGTGCATCCACAAGCGATTTCTTTTTATCTTCTTCCATATGTCACCACTTCTTGTTGTTCATGTAATGTTCGAGTTTCTTAATTCTTCGATCACCGGCAAGCATCAGCTCTTCACCATCAACATAACCTTCTTCGGTGAGTAGCTTTACCAGTGCCAACAATCCGCCAAACTCATCTGTGAGCTTATCCATGGTTTCTTGGGATTTTCCAAAGCGGTGAATCTTGGCAACTTCTTGCACAATATCCCCGCATGTTCCCTGCAATAGCACCATCAATTCTTGTTCTCTGTTCATTTTAATCCTGTAACTCTATATTGCCGTCTTTGTTGCGTGGTAGCTTATGCATCGCTTCCATCATTTCTTTCCATGTCTCCGAATTGAACGCCCGGTTGTAGTTGAGGTGAATGGAACCATTGCCATTCACATCATACATGTCGTTGAGTTTGGTCCACGTATGTTCTCTGCGGTAGTGGAGATACTTATCGAGTCCCAATACGACTACCATAATTATCAGGATAATAATAAACGGATTCATCTTTTCTCCCTGGCATAACTTTGCTGCCGTCGAGCCTCTACAATCTCTTCTAGATTATAGCGTACCTGTTGATCCACTACAAATGTATCAAATGTTTCCGGATCATAGTACCTCGGTGCATATAGCAACTCTTCAAGTCTATCGTGTGATAGCTCGAGCAATTGTTCCTTGGTGCATGTTCGTAAGTACATCATTCTTGTGTCTCGGCATAATCTTTAAACCGACGCTCCTGCATTGTCAATTTTTCTCTTGTCTTATTGTACCCACTCCTGCGTGGATTGCAGCAACCATCGCATGAACACAATTTGCCGTGGCTGGCATATTTCCGTGCGTGATATAGCTTATCGGATTCGGGAGTATTGTCAAACCAATACCAATCTTTAATAACACGCAACCACTTCTTTAGATTGCGTTTCTTTTCATCAATGCGCTTGCCACGCTTTTCCTTATTGTACGTCACTGTCGTTGACCTCAATCACTTGCACACCGGCCTTGCGGCATATGCCGGTCATATGGGCTGTACCAGTTCCCCCGGGAAATGCAATCAAAATTATCATGCCCGAATCTAACATCTTTTGGTTACGAATCGGCCCTGCGGCTTTCCCGTGCGTCTTCCAATCTGCTTTGAACTCTTCAAATGTGATACCATGCTTAATAGCCCAGTTGCGTACAAGCCTGTCGAGCCCATTGGCACAACCAACAACGATAGTAATCTCATTTTGCATGACTCGGGCAAATCCCAACATCTCGGCAACTAACCGCGCATTGTGATAGTTTCTGCCGCCCGTAACACCAACACGAATCATCTATGTTCCTTTAGATAAACCGAGGTAACATCATCAACGACTGTTTCATTTCGTTCTTCCCAAACATCCAGCACATATTGTGCTTCTTCGGGTAATGCAGTCGATGGGCCAACCAAATGATACTCTCTGCCCGACCGAGTTTTACCGGTCATCTTGTTGGCATCAAATTCATCTATTGGCGAGCTTACTCGACCAAACCCATCCACAACACCAACAAAATGATATGTCTCGTGTTCAACAATGGTAGTATTTGCTCGAACAATCTTCCAATGTTCCATAGAAGATATACGCTCGTGTGTAAGATCGGGGGTGTAAATCATACAGTATTTAGTCACGTAAATTGGGATTTAATACTTCATTGGAACTATGCAGCAAGTCAATCAATCCCCGTACGGCATGGTGTGCAAAGACATCGAGATTGCTATTGGTGGGATCAATGCAACGCAACAATAATTCAAGATACATTGCATACGCGGCCGCATTGTCCCCACGAATAAACACACCCGTCCAATCCTTCGATCCATCGCGGTATTCAACCGTCACTGGACCAGTTTCAATTCTCATGTTTGGTGAAAGATCAACTTTTATTTTCATTTGCGTCTCGTTCCTTTATCGACAAATTCCCAGCAAGCAATTGCCACCGATGCACTCACGTTAAACGATCGAATAACGCCGTACTGCGGAATGCTGTATATCTTGCTATTTTCACTTTCGAGTAATGCCCGTGGAATACCCTCACTCTCGGAACCAAACACCAAACAAGGTTTGGTCTCGGAGCTCCAATAATCATGCAAATCAAAGAATCCGCTACAAATGGATTGTACGCCACCGGTCTCAATGAATACTGGACGATAACCATAATGGAACATGGTCAACCAAAATACGTTTAAATCATATTCCTGTTTATCGAAATTATATGCCTTCACTACTTCAATTGGGAGGTAATGGTTTGTTCCGACACACGACCTCTTGTCGTAATGCTTGCGCCCAATAACAAATACTCGTTCGGCACCAAGGTTGCAAGCGGTCCTAATTGACATGCCGATGTTGAGATTGCCTTCGATGTTCCAAAGGCAAATAGCATAAGGCAACCGATCGCTCATGTTGATTTCACGGTTCCTCTCGACGGTATTATCCTTGAGAATGTCGTGGACGTTAAAGTTTGTTTTAAGGAGTTCGGGGTCGACGTCGTGCGTCACGTAACTTCTCCAATTTGGTAATGGCTTCTACTTCATCGCGGTACAGTGGTATGTTCGGAATCTCGTTACGCTTCTTGGATACCCAATATGTAATACCGGCGTGTCCATACATCCTAGCCAAATGACCCAGTTCCGGCATCTCATCGGGCAGCACTTCTTCGGCATCGGCACAAGCATACGCAAAAATGTCATTCATGTTTAGAATGAGCCGTCCATCCTCCCACCAACCGGCGTCGAGTATATTTAGAATATCGCGGTGTGGATCATACGGTTGGTTGTTACGTTCAGTGATAGCCGTTACCTTCCCTCTCAACTCATCAGCACAAGCATTCCAACCATCACCAAATGGTGTTCTTGGCTCACCGTTTATAGCTGCTGGATAGCAACCCACATTATCCACTGCATCGCGTAGCTCAATACATTGTGGGCAACTCATGTCTGCTTCCCATCCTTAAGGGCATCAAATAGCTTTTGATGCTCGGCAACAAATATACGTCGTGCAGCAATCAATCCACAAATAAGCCAATATAACAGAAGACCACAAATTGATATCTTGAAATGGGTTGACTGCTCTTCCAGACTAGAACCGGAAGTCTTTTCATATACCACAAGAGGGAACACAAGGACAATATACAACAATACAGACAAGCAGATCATCCTTGGGATACCATCCCCTGGATCAGTGGCCATATCCTTAACAAAATCCTTGTGTGTCTCCACAAAAAAACTGAACATTGTTTTCAACCCTCGAAAGGTACTACCGAAGATCTTACGAAGTAGCCACAATGTAAAACTAGGTCTCATCGCTCACCTCCCATGTGCCAGCAGCCTCGTCCCAATGCCTGCTGTCGTAAAACACAAATTCAACATTCCATGTGAATAACGAAAAATCTAGCGCAAGTCCTGCATGGTCTGCGCGTGTGGTAAATCTAATGGAGCCCGATACGATGCATCGATCACGATATACGTTGAATTCGATGTGCTTGTTTTTGGACAGGCTCACTGCCTTGTCATACACGAGATCAAACCGTCGCTTTGAAAACGGATTGGATAGACCAAAACTTAGATGAATCATGTTACCCCACTTCGGCTCGCGTAACTACGCCATTCTCAAATTCAATGTTCATTCGTTCGCGTCTGAAGTCGCGAGTGCAAACATACCGCTCTTCGTCTCGTCGCGTGATGCGCGAAACCATCCCGTAATACTTAATGAGAGCCAATGCAGCTTCCTCATCCAACCCCATCACTTTCTGTAGAATCAACTCGGAATTATGGCTCATCTCGTCACTCCTATTACCTTACCTAAAGTATAACAGATTTATCTAGTCCGGTCAACCAATATCGAAAATCTGTCCAATTATTATTTGGACCTATCCAAAATGTTCTGCATCCGGCTTTTCGTCCGGCTTCAATGTCTGTGGCCCAATTGCCGATCATTATGCAATCCCGTAATTCGGCACCAACCATGGCGGCACCGGAAAGGAGCATTCCGGTATTTGGTTTTCGGCAAAGGCAATTGTCATCGGGATGGTGGGGGCAGTGCAGTACGGCTTCAAACACTATGTTTCTGGAGGCAAAAACCTCCACCAAACGAGTGGTTACTGCATCATATTGTTCCTGGGTAAAGAATCCACGTGCAAAGCCCGATTGGTTGGTGACCACCACCAACTTGTAACCTTTCTCTTGAAGGAGGGCGAGTGCCTGAAATACTCCGGGCATCGGCTTGATGTCTTTTGGATCCGAGAGGTAGTTACCATCTTCGATGATAGTACCATCTCGGTCCAAAAATGCTATCTTAGAGATAGTCATATCGCGCAATGCTCACAGCATCGCGCACCACGGTCTCCGGGGAAAGCGTGTCAACGTCGGCAGCAAGCACAGCCTTCATAATCGAAGGACTGAAGCCCGATACCAAGCAAACACCGTGCTCGTCAAACGATACCGGCACGTTGCCGTAGTTTGTACCCAAGTTCCAAAACACAATAGTTGGAACCTTGTAGCCCGCAGTCTTGTACTTTCGGTGAATCATTTGAAACGCTGAGTCGTCGTAACGAGTGCAACTGTCAAACTGCATGTCCGAAAGGATAAGGACTGTGCTTGGCATGTCCTCTGGCTTAACGTTACCCTTCACTGCCACTTCCAACACACGGTCAAAGGCAGCGTGTAGATTGGTGTTCATGTTCCAAGTAGATCCTTCCATCTGCTCCATCTTTTCGGCCAAATTGCCCTTGACCTGCATGAGCTGTGGTGCAGCCGAGAAGGTCAGGAATAGGTCCTTGAACGCACCCTTGTTCTTGGATGCGCAATACAGACCAAGCGATAGTGCAACGTCGATACATTCCACAGACTTACTGCCACCTGCCGGACATGCCATCGAACCCGAAACGTCAACCATCGGAAGAACGTTTGAGTCATCGAGATAATCCGGCAAGGCATCCCACTGTGCGCTGCATACAGCCGGATCGGCCTCGTTGCGCAGTGCCTTGATAACGTCATACGGGTAAACCGCTGCTGCATTGATCTTGACCGACTTGTCGCCGGACTTCAGTGCCTCGCGATATGCCACGAAACGAGTTGCATCGTTCTTGGAGAATGCCTTCATGTACCGCGACATTGCCAGTGACGGAACATGTGAGTAGTTGATTTCCTCGAAGTTCTTGGCGCACATCTTCTGCTCAACAGTATTGGACAAGCCAACAATGAGCTTACGATAAGCCTTTGGTGAAAGACCAAGATACGCACGAAGATCAGCCGCAACTGAACCCTTGCGCTTTTGCCATTTCGCACACATTTCACCTTCCATGGCGATTTGTTGTAGTTTGTTGCGAAGTTGTTGTTTTGCAGAAATATTTTTCATTTTGTCACCTTTCGAGGCATCCATTTGTATAAATAATTATTTAGGAGGAATTATGATAAAGTTTTTAGACAACAAATACACTAAGTGGTACATGGCAATCATCAATAAGGCAAAAGTCCGAGCTAGCACCAGAGTTGCAGCCAAAAAAATTCTTATTTGTGTTGAGGGTCATCATGTATATCCTAAGTCAATTATTGCAAATAATGATATTGTTTACTTGTCGATCAAAGAGCATTTTGTGTGTCATTGGTTGTTAACTAAGATGACTACTGGAGCTGATTTGACCAAGATGCGCCATGCTATGACATTCTTTACCAAGCGAGACACACTCACACCGTTTGAAGTAAAGGTTTATATGTCGTTCAAACATACACCTTGCTCTGACACCCGACGCTTGAATATCGCAACAGCTAGACACAATACAGTTAAGCAAACTTGCCCACATTGCAACAAACAGTGTGACGGTGGTAACTATAAAAGATTTCATGGTGAACGATGTAAGCATAATCCTAATGTAGATCCGTCTGTTTGGGAAGCGTTGTCGATAAAGAATAAGCAGTCAACACTAAAGTCAATTGCTAACGGTAATCACAAGCATCGCAGTCCTAACAGTTATGGTACGATCATTTGCCCTCATTGTGGTGTAACCGGTATCAATATGCCTAATATGAAACGCAATCATTTTGATCGCTGTTCAAGTTTAACTAGCTCTGCTTCACATGCCGACTCACTCATTGAATCAATCTGATCCAGCATCACTCTTGCAGCGGCTCCACGCAACAATGCATCAGCAATAATTGCATAGGCTTGGCGCTTGATGAGTGGTGTGGAGAAAATCAACAGGTCATCCCAACGGCCGAGTTCGGCAACGTTGTTCAGTAGCTTGGTCTTGGTAAGTGCATCTGGGTGCAGCTTTTCAAGGTGCAGGAGAATGTCACGGAATAGCTGACGCTCACCAGCACCACCCCGGACGTCGCGGGTCCACTGGGCGATGCGGATGGCTAGATCCTGATTCTCCTGATATGCACGCTCAAAGAGCGGGGTGATATCCTTACCACGGGATGCACCGATCTTGTAGAACAGATCGGTGATTGCCTGCATGGTGGACACTTGCGCCTTCATACCATTTTCGGTACGGGACTCGACTGGAATGGTCAAAACGGACTTTACGAATGTGTTCATCTCTTCTCCTTTAACGGGTTAGCATTTTTGCTGCTATGTGCATTTGATTGCTGAAACTAACCCAAAATCTACAAATGCGTAGTCAATTATATATCCTGCTCATATGTCTTGTCAAGAATTTTGTAATGCGTAAAACAGAACATCTGGGTCATCAATTTTGATAATGTCCCGGGCGGGGCGCAGTACCGTAATCGGTGTACTGATGTGGTCCCACGTATATCCTTTTGGAGCCGTTGGATCCAAAATCTTAACTGCTTTACGGTGCTTGTTCTTTGTATATACCGATACACGAACCTGCTTTGGGGTCATCTTCATAACCTGACCAATCACCAACGCATTTCGGTGGTGCGTTACTACTTGATCGTTGATCTCGAGTAACTTGCCTAGTTTATCCTTATAGAGATTCTCTGTGCTCATAAGCCACCCAATTACGTACCGGTACCAACGGGGCCCATGCAACCACTATAAAATTGCATGGCCTTATCCCGAATGTTCTGATCCTTAATATCCCAAGCCGCTTCGACAATTTTTGCTAGCATCTTTCGCTCTTCCTGGGTAGCATTACCATTGGCAATTGCTTTGTATGCAAATACATCGAATGCTTCCTTTGATGGAGCAGTGTGTGCAAACACCCCAAACAACGCAAGGCGCACAGAGAGGTCGGCACAAAACGATGCCTGGGTAGCATCAACTCGGTCTCCGGCAAATGCTACCGAGGACGCCATCATCATAATCACAGCAATCAATATCTTCATATTGTTTCCTTAATGTTTAACTCGATAAATTACCGCAGTCCCAGTGGTAACGCGCTCGATACCATGCTTCGCGGCCCATGCTTCAACTTCCTTGACAGCCGAGCTCACACGATCTCGAACCGTTGGCTTCATCACCTTGACTGCTGCAAACTTCTCACGATAGTTAGCAAACACTCGAGCCGAATAAGCACCACTCACCTTGGAGAGCAGTTCCTGGACAAACCTTTGTTCATCCTCGGAATAGAGCTTTCGATTCTCGGTGCTCTTGCGCTGCGCATCCTCGGCAGCAACCCACTTGGGAAGTGATGTTTCGTCGTTTTCAATATCTCTATACATATAAACCTCTGCAAATTACCTTGTTTAATAAGCCGTTATGTCAGCGCTTATATGTATATATTACACTCTAATACAGGAAATGTCAAGTTTGGGCAACCACTAAATTACCAATGATTTCAATGACTTATAAGTCGTTGATTTATTTACGGTTTGCCTTACGAACCCTGGGCTTACGTGTTGGCCGTGGGGAGGTAGCAACGGTGTTGGATTTTGCATTGAGCATGACGTCAAGCGGGGGTGGTGCATCTATCCGTTTCTGCTTTGGGATCAACAAGGTCATCACCCAATATAAAATCAGTCCCATGAGGCAACCGGTGAATGCCGAAAATATGACATAACCAAACCGAATGAAAAATGGATCGACATCAAAATGTTCCGCAATGCCACCAAGCACGCCGGACCAAATTGGTTGAGTTGTTCTTTGAATGTTGCTCATAAAATTCCTTATTGCTGTATATATCTTCAGTCGTCGACCCGGGTATACGAATCGTACATATCGCGCACGTACCGGTCAACGCATCGTTCAAGTATTTCCGGGGATGCATGACCAACAACCGTCACCCGATCAATGTCCCATGTTGACCAACGCATATCGGCCTGTTCCGAAATCATTACAAACGGATCAACAGATACAACCACTGCCCGAAAATATAGCTCGGCTCCGGACCGCAGTGGATCGGTCAGCGAATTCTTCGACGCAACTAAATCACCTATTTCCACGATACTTCCTTTTCTGCGTTGGACCTTCAAACTGCTGGTAATACTTTAACACAGTCGGAACGTAATGTCTTGTCTCCTTGTATGGTGGAATTCTACCACCATACTTGTCCACAGCATCTTCACCGGCATTGTATGCGGCCAGTACCAACTTCATGTTGTTGTTGTATCGCTGCATGAGCTCGTTAAGATACATTCCACCACCGGTAATATTTTGCTCGGGATCAAATGGATCGTCGACACCAAACCGCATGGCTGTCTTTGGAATGAGTTGCATCAATCCTTGTGCGCCGGCACGGGATACTACCCGTGGATCAAACGCCGATTCGGTCAAGATTACTGCCCGTAGTAGTGCCGGGCGCACATCGACTTTCTTGGCCACACGATCAATCATGTCCGAAAAGAATGCTGCCCGCTCGTGCCAAGAATCCATTGGAATAAAAGGTGGAGACTGTAGTGGTGGAAGTGGAGCGATTGCGATTGTTTCTTCGGCAATGAACAATTGATACTGATCGGTGATTTGATGATTTGCATAATGCGCTTCGTTGTCACTGTCAATGAAAACGAAGATGTCGGCATATGCCGGTGCCGACATCAAACATAACAGTATGATTAAAAATCTCATCGCTTCCTTGGGATTGGGCCAGCACCCACTTTAAGGTAGTTAAACTCTAAGGTCTCACAATGCAGCTCGATTTCTTCAATCCTTATATCCGTTGTCGGATCATGCAAAATACGTGTCCTGATATGACCACGCTCCGGAGAGATATTTGCAGCCTCGTGGATTATGTTTAGGTCATTCCATTGGCTGTTGAAAAAATCTCAAATCTTTTGAACATATGTTCTGTGTGTATCGGACATCTTACTGTCTCCAATTATGGTTAATCACGAACATCATTGTTCCAATAACGCTCGGCACTCTTGCCGGACGTTATAATACTTAGCATCAGTTACTTCCCTGTTTCTTCTCTTCTCGAATCTCGCGAGCCAAGCGATCTGCACGGTTGAAGTCAACCATATCGACCATCTTCCACAAGAATCGAGCAATGAAGAAGAGCGAAGTAAACACAATTGTCAGGCCGACAGTTACCTTGCCATCAAAATACGGAATCACACCACCGTATACCCAGGCGCCAAGCCATAGTGCGGCGCCGATCTTGAGGTTGAGGAACACACCGGCACGCTTGCGCAGTAGCTCGTGTTCTTCGTCGGTAAGTTGTCTCATGTTACTTTCTCGTCCCTCAGAAGATCCATCAATTGGGCCATCGCCTGTCGTTCGAAATCCAACCGAGCTTCGGCAGCACGGAGTACCTGTCGGGCTTTTAGAACCCGCTGCCTGGCAATTTCAATCGACTCTAGAATATCCTTACGGCTATCGGTTTTCATATCACTTCACCACTACGGTCATTTGAACACATTTGCTTGTTGATACAAATTCGTAAATCTTTGGAATTTGAGTCTTAACTCGCTCGCATTCGGCCTGCGTGGCAAAGGGTGGACTGTATACGAGATCGTTGGTGCGAGCACTCCACGTCATCAACACCCAAACGAGAGTAGTGTTCATGTTACGCCACCACCTCGTACGGCTTGTCCCACTTGCCCACGTGGAGGTCAACGTACCAGCCCACATCAAAGTAATCGATCTCCGACCGACTGTTGTCGTGGTTGCCGTCGTTCAGCGCAGCAAACGCCTCGCGCAAGAACTCCTTGGCCTTGCCATTGAAGTGGTCCTGGTACCAATACTTGTTGACGTCCAAGTACCGAAGTCCGGCCATATCCTTCATTGTCTGCGACTCACCAACCGTATTGCGGTAGTTGCCGATAAAGTCGATTGGGCCCGACTTGAGTGTCAAGCAAAGCGTCATGCGGTTGCGCACTGCAATAGTGCCCTTCACGCCGTACTTCTTGAGCACCGCCTTAATCTGGGGTGCGAGGCGTGCCTTGAGATCCTGACTAACGTATGCCATCTTCATGCCCTCCGGCAATCATCATAACCAGCAACGCGAACCACATACGACTTCTGCTCCGTCTTACAAAACGGGCAGTCGAAAGTCACATGGTCCGCACCATTCATCGCTTCTTCAACATTCTTGATCTTGAAGTCCGCAGTATGCACGGGCTCGCTGCAAGTCTCGCACCAAGCCTCATAGTGTCCAGTACCCATCTTACTTCGCCTCCAGCGCGTCGTTGGCAATATTGTAAATGTCCGCATACGTGTCCGTGTCCGAACCACAGAGCTCGTATGGCATATCCTTGATCTTCTGGAGTGCAGCGCGAAGCCGGGCAATTTCTTCCTTCTGCGTTTGGATCGTGTCCATCGTCTTTTCCTTACTGTCCATGCTCGTAGTATACCCGATTTGGACAAAGAAATCAACTACTAAATGTTCAAAAGAATCAACGACTTATTTGGATTCTACGGTTGTTTTGGCAGCGTTTCTACGCAATTCTTCAATTGCAGCATGGAATTTGGCCAGGGTATCTTCCCCAACTTGTACACCGGCTCGCGGATCGGTCGAATCAATTGTCAAAGTGGGCTCTTTACTAGATCCCGTCTTTGGCTTGGCGTGATAGTCATAATATGTGCTCATGCAAAATCTCTCAAAATAAACAGGATGGCTGAGTTTTACTGACTCAGCAACAGATTCGGTTACTGCCGACCAGTGTTGACGATATAGCCTGTCTCGCGACAGTCGTCACATCAACGCGTCAGTATTTGGTTTGCTGAACTCATCCTTAGTTTTTTACTTATCAACTATTCATCCACAATCCAAATATTGACCAGAAATCTTTTGGATAGCTTCTGAAACTAACATTGTCGACATCCAATAATGCACCCGAGTATAAATCAATCTTGTTCGCTCTGCGGAAATCAATTGTAGTCGGATTTTTGTTTTCCGGCACATTCAATTCCTGGTGGGCAAAACTTTCAATTTTACTAATCGTATCCCCGGCAATACCAAAGTTCGAAAGGTGCCACCCACTGTTTAGTAACTGTTCTCTAGAATCCCATGTATGACGCAAATTGGTCAACGTCATGTACCTTAGATCCTGCACCCTTGCTGCAAATGGTCCGTTCCAAGCATTCTTGCCGGCCCATAGAAGATTGTAGTGCAGCAATACCATCGACAAGGAAATAGGGATTCCCATAGTCTTGAGTTTGGAGATTATATCCCTGTTTGGAATTTCATCGAGATCCGAACATATCACAATATCGCTATCTTCGAAGAACTTGAGTGTCTCCATGGCAAAGTTGCGCTGGTCGTATTCCAACTGCCAATATGGCGACTGTGGATCGTACCCCGAACAAACATATCCATCGAACTGATATTGGTGCTGCTGAACAATGTATGGCGTATAGATAATCTTGTCTCTATACGGTTCAAACATCTTGTAGTTTGCCAGATAGTTCAATTGCTTTACTTTACCCGAAAAGGTATAGTTACTCTCTACGATTACGAATTTGTCAACGTAATCGTAGAGGTATTTGAGCCGCTTTTCTAAAAGAACTAACTCGTTATTGAGTAGTGTGCAATCAATAACACTCATTCTTCCACCGGAACGTACACTTCGCGGCATTCGCGACGAACGTGTTCGTAGCCATTGTAGTCATAAAACACTACATCGCGGCATTCCATTACACGACGCATCGGTGGCTGATATTCCCGACTGCGCTCGGATTCGTGTACAATGATGCCACCAAGGATAGCACCACCAATTAGCCAGCCGAGATCGTGTCCATGACGTTCACCATGAAACTCCCTGTGCTCGCCACGATGTTCGTCGGCTTTCACCACACCCGAAAATGTGAATGCTGCCAACATAACCGCAAGTAAAATTTTCTTCATAAAAACTCCTATACTGTAAATGTAAACGCCGGCTCAAACGTCTCGTTGACTTGATATCCAGCGTATCCGCGTGGATTGCACATCACCCTGCAATCTCCAATCGGGTAGTCCATACTGTCATGAACATGCCCATGCACCCAATGCGTAATCTGCTTGTGGTTTAGAATAAATTCCGACAACTCGGTGATGTACGCATAGTTGGTCAAATTTTCACCCTTACCCCAAACTGGATGACTTGATTCCATTGATGGCGCGTGGTGCGACATCACAATGAATTGATCGTCGGCGTGTTGATGCAACGCATCCGTTAGCCGCGCCATAGCAGCACGATGGAACCCAACCGTATCCAATGGTGTCATTCGACGCTTGCGTGACCCATATGGTCCGTTTAGCGCCGCAAGATCCGGATACCGTTCGATAACGTGAAAATCACTCATGTAGTTGTCCACGGCCTTTTTAACGAACCAATCATCGTTTCGGAGATCGGTCCACATTGTGGCACCAAACACACGAAGCCCGGGACGCAATACAGCATCCTGACTTTGCAGCAAGGTGACATTTGTACCTTTGAGGAAGTCCCTAAGAATTGTCTCACAATCCTCATAGTACCCGTGATAGTATTCGTGGTTGCCGGGCGTGTAGAAAACGCGCTCATACTTGTCGCATTCCTCAAAGAAGAATTGCTTGCATACTCGCTGGTGGTTACGCGCTTCTGCATCGGTGCGAAGTGGTCGTAGAAAGTCTGCAACGCAAATGTCACCTGCGAGCAGTAAAGTTTCACCACCCGGAAGTTCAATTGGTTCGAACTCAAGATGGAGATCATCCAAAAGCGAAATGTTCATGCGATTCCCAAAGTATTATCAACAGCACATTATATAACACTTTGACACAGGGTGTCAAGTATTACTTGCTGATGTTGCGCCTTGCCTTTTGGTCGGCTATCCATTTTGTAGCAGCCGGACGATTTGGGGGCGTGCGGACAAACTTGTCCAATTCTTTTCCGTAATAAGACAGATCTGGATACTCCTCACCGCTGTTGTCCACGATGAGTAGCTTGTTGCCAAATATGCGCTGAAGATCGCCCAAGTTGTCATTGACCTCTTGGTGCATCTGTTTCACCAAACTCGGATCAACTCTTCTGGTGCGGAGCTCGTTGCGGGTGATTGCGGTCTTGAGGTCGGTGTTAACGAAAATGGCCATTGTCTCATAACCCAAATCTTCGAGTAATTTTTTGGTTTGCTTCAAACGATCGATCTTGCGACCGGTACCATCGATAATCATACCCAATCGATGTTGTAAAAAGAGTTCAAATCTCTTGTCGGTTTTGTTACCGGCGTGCCAATATAGTTCCTTGGCGTAGTTACCGGTGATACCGGCTTTGGACATGAGTAGGGTATAGAAACGATCAATATCAACTGTACGCAACCCGGTGCCACCAAGTAGCTTATTGGCTATGGTTGTCTTACCCGATCCCGGACCACCAAGAGTAAACACGGCCTTGAATATGCCCGGATCATTTATACCTTCGATTAAGTTAGCCCCAGTCATCATAGTCATCCATCCAGTCAATAAAATTTGCGTCCGGTTTCCCACCATTAAGCATTGGAATAATCATATCGTCGTACATAGAATCGTCAATGTATATAGCCGAATTGCACTGAATCATAATTTCGTGCCCGGATTTAATTGCCTTAGGCAAACCCATATCAACCAAGATGTACTTCTTAACTGCTGGCACACTAAAGAATTCTTCGCCGGGCAACTTGCGCATCTTGGCGGCTTCTCTTCTATAATATAGTTGTCGGGTATCTAACCATCTTCTCTTATTGGCTTGTTTGGAAAAATTCTTGAGTTCCTGGAAATATTTTTTGGCATTGGGATCTTTTTCCCGTCGGGCTTTTGTGGCCTTGTCGTCGAGCTTGTCAATTAACGCCATATACTCGTCGCGTGCCGCGCGGAAATCATCGTCGGCCTTTAGATACACTTTGGCAATTTTTGAATTTAAGAAATAGTTCCAGGCACCCATCTCGGTTGAATCATTGGTCCAATCGCGCCACCGTGTGTTCCATGTGTAATGGAACTTACCCTGTGGGATTACTACCCATGTTTTCCCAAATGTTTCTGCTAGAGATTCGTCGCCGGTAACAAACATTGAATTGTTTCTATTGGCAATACCCCCAGCAACTGCAATCAGTTTATTGAACATTTCGTGCTGTGAGGCATCGGAATCTTTTGGCCTACGATTGTCACGAACTGCACGAATATATGCATAGTTATTATCACCAGCATCCGAACCGCGATACACTCCTATCTTTCCATTATCTGTTTGATTCAACCATGGACGGGCAGTTTTTTTGATCAACGCAACAAGTTTGGATGCGGCTTCGTGAGCTTTCTTTTTTGTAAGGCCACCAATAACCTTCTGCGGAGCGTAGCTGATTTCGTTGAGCTTCATGTTATTATTTAGCTTTACCCGTCAACAACGGTTGCACATAGTCTTTGTAAAAATATGCATTGATGAACAGCGTTTTTTCACACTTCACCATAATTTCGGTGCCCTTCTTAAGAGCAACAGATAGTCCAGTGTCGGCCTGTATTACCTTGGGGACTTTCTTTGGATCATAATTCTTGGCCTGTAATGTTAGTTTCTCTAACATTGCCGATAATTCGAACGGACCCAATGGTTTTTTATAAATTGTCTTTACAATTGCCGGGTTCAAAAAACTAATCAACTTATCGTACTTCAGTTTGTTCGTCCAATCCTTTGCTACTGGGGACCAAGTATAATTGTATGCACCCAAAGGAATTACCACAAATATATTTCCGTAGAATCCAGCCATTGTGTGATCCGAGGTAAGAAATATACTGTTTGATCTATTGGCTATACCACCACCGGCGGCAATCAAAGCATTAAATGCCTTATGTCTAAATGATCCAGTATCCCGGGGTTTACGGTCGAGTCGTGTTTTTCGAACAAATGCCACCGGGACCTCGTCATTAAAGTGTACGCCACGGTACACGCGCACCCCCTTAGTAGCCTCGAACCAAATGCTACCTTGCTTTAAAATTTGGGCTGCAATGAGTTCGGCCTTGCGTTCTATATCTTCGTGTTTAAGGGGGTTTGTTACTTGTTTTAGGCCATATGGACCCTTGGCAGTTGTTGGTGATATTTCATTAATTTTCATACTGCGGACCTTCGTAATTCGGCTTGCACCCCGGCGGTTTTATACATTTCTTCGGAGACATACACCGCAGCATCACACTTGATCATTACTTCGTGATTGGTGTGTAAAGCATTTTGCAGGCCGGTGTTAATATCAAAAAGGTTTTTAACTTTAGCCAGGTCATATGTCTTTGGATCGTCAAGTGGGGCCAAATATATGTAGCCACCATGACTGTGCTTCTCGACAAAACGCTTCTTTGTATACCTTGCAAGCTCGTCGGCTTTCAACATGAGAAGATCTTCATATGGTGGGCTCCACGCATATTCAAAATTACCAATTGGGAAGATGGCATACCTATCACCGTAATAACCAGCGGAGCCATAGTCACCAACAAATATGCTATTCGACCGAGTAACTGGCGATTTGATTAACGATAGCATTGCATTAAAGGCATTGTGCATTTCCATCGATGATCCAAGTGGCAGTCTATCCGGTCTAGTCTTTCTGACAAAGACATGACCAGTTGGCCTTGTGTATTAATACCACGCCATGCAGTAACACCGCCGCTGCCGCCGTTACCGGTTAATTTGATCCAACGTGCGCAATGTGTTCGCAAATAATGTACCACCAAACCAGCATAGTGACTCAATGGCAGTGAGGGATCAAAATCTATTTCTGGAACGGACTGTGGCTTATATGGTGTGGAGTCTGTGGCCTTCTTGGCTCTCTCGATTGGGCCGTCTTCAAATAGTTCCATTATCTTCACAGTATCAAATCTCTTACATATTGACCATAAAAGGTTTTGTTGATGTACAAAATATCCGATCCGGAAATCATAACCTCGTGCCTACTCTGAATAGCATCGGCAAGGTAACGGTCGACAATAATGGATTGCTTGAGTTTATCCAAGTCATATACTTCGGGCTTTAAAATGTTCGGCGAATCATAATTCAAACTTGCCATTGCCCTAGCAATTTCGACACCCCTTGGTCCTTTAAGGTTCTCGATATCTTTCTTAAGATTGTTAATGCGGTTTATCGACGGGCCGCCGGCGTACTGTATGCGCTCTAATTCCCTAGAATATTTTGCAATCTCGATTTCAATCCATTCTTGCACCTCTTCATCGCTCATCTCTTTATATTCTGGTTTCATCAGATGTCGCATCTGAGTATTCTTGAAGTTAATGGTCCAGTCATCAAAATATGGACTCCATGTATAATGGAAATTGCCAATTGGGAATACTGTGAACGTATCACCATATTCGGTTGTTGATACTGTGCTGCTGGTGCAAAATGCCGCGTTGGATCTGTTGGCTGTACCACCGGCTAGCTTGATGAGCATGTTGAATGCATTGTGTCTGAATTTTTCAGTATCGCGGGGTTCACGATCTGTTCTAACATCCCGAATGAACGCAACTGCACCACCAGTGTGTCGCACACCACGATATAGTGTTTGATCATGCGGATTGACATCGGCGAGATATGGTTTGCAATTTTTGTTAATGAATGCTGCAAGGCCCGCTGCTACCTTCTGGGCATCTTCGAAGTGCATAAGGCGGTTAATGCCGACAAGCAAGTCGTCGGCAAACGGGACTCCGGGTACAGCCTTGTTTTCGGCTTCTATTAAGAATTCCGAGGCTCTCATTCAAGAACCCCAAAATTAGCGGCGGCGCTTCCTTGTGGGTCCAACTGCCCAAAATTGGCGGGATCCTGCACTGCGCGACATTGGATCTCTTGTGAGTTTGATACCTGCATCATTCTTTATCTCAGTTCTTTTATTTACCACTTTCTTCTTCTTGAACTGTGCTAAAGACTTTGCTTCCGCGAGCGTTTTGATCGGGTGATTGTTGAGGTAAACTTCCCCAAGCACCATGCCCCATTGTCCGTGCAATGTTTCAACACTCCAGCCAGTGAAATTGAATACCTCAATTTTGGCTGCTTCGAGCATTGCCCGCAAATCAACGAGACAGTTGATTCCCTTCATAGCTAGATATTTCTATCCTTGTTGAGATAGTAGTTGAGCAGCATATCACGGCACATTGTTGCTGCCGAAGCATATGGCTGCATCACAATAAATGGGCACGGTTCGCCCCATCCACCGGAAGTAAGAAAGAACTTGACCTTCCTTCGATGTTCCTTGTTGTTCGGGTCAAACATAACCGTGTTCGTGGCTCTATACATATGAAATGGTTTCAACACTGCGTTCATTGGACATTGTATCCGTATTGCTTAACACTTTCGTACTATAGCAGGAAAATTGGATACTGTCAATGAATTCGGTTCATCAACCGGGCAAGCGCCAATTCTCCCTGAATTTCGTTGTCCTCTGTCAACCGTAATACTATGTTAAATTGATCGGACGGGATTTCTTCCTCGTCGATGCCCATAAGCATCATCAACTCACCGCTCGAAATCGACTCAACTCCCTGCATCTTAAGTTGATACAGCACCGATAAAATTTGGTCGTTTGTTTCGTCTCGGTCGGTCATGTAAGTTCATCTCCTGTGAAAGAACGCTCGGATAAGCGGCAGCGGATAATAAAATGGGATGCACGATCCTTCTTGGCGCTTGAATAATATTTACCAAAGCGATCCAACTTAAACCACCTAAGTCGAACGGGGAAGATCTTAGCAATCTCCTTGGCATTGCGATGGTTTTCCGGTGTATATTTAATCGGCTTGGTATTCCAAATCTGTGTTGGATCACTCCAAATTTTCTCCTCAGCCTCATTGCGCAAGCATTGGTTCAACCACTCTTGCTGTTCGGGTGTGAGTAGTAGGAAACGAGATGATGGATCGGAGATGGATACTTCAATCATAGTTTAAAGGATTTTAAAATCTCTTTCAAAACCATCTCATCGATTTCTTTCTGAATCTCTTCGGACATTATAGCTGTTACCTCGGCCTCGAGATCAATTTCGTCGCTGCGCCGGAACGAAAACGCCGGTTTTTCGTAATTATGTTTTACGAGCACATCAAAATATCTATTGATGCGGTCAAATATTTCTAGATTTTCGGCTGTACTCGAAATCCACAATACACGATCGTATCTAGATATATGCATATCCAGCCAATGGTTCTGCTCAGTGGTGAGCAGTGTAAAGCGGACCATCTTGTTATCGACAGAATACCGGTTTTCTTCGTTCATGGCCAGAACTTAAACAGTTTGCCATCGGGGGACAATATCCACGCAAATTGCAATGAGAGTTTCTTGGCAATAGCTTGAGCCATTTTTCTATTGTACCTAGTGTTCTTAACCCACTCACTCTTAATGCGAAAAAAATCACCGGCTCCCACCGGAGGCCAATTCCTATTAAGCCACCCAACTTCTCGTGCTGTGAACAAACTAAACCGTAAGAACGGATCCTCCATAATACCACGTAAATTCGATTCGCGTTCGATAATCATATGTAAAACCTAAACTCTCCATTGATATGGTCTGCTGCGGTTGCAGGCGCGATATCAAGCCTCTTGGCAATACGTTCCAACATTTGGTAGTTATAGCGCGATGCTTTGATTGGTAAACTGGCACTAGTCTGAGTTATCAACCAATCGCCCAAGGGCCAATACTTGTTCAACCAATGATTCTGAATTGGAGTCAAAGCACCGAATCGTAGAAACGAATCGTTAATTCGTTCTCTCCTTTTTGCCGCTATACCCACTGGAATCGTCTCGATGTCTATGTGATACTTGGCCACTTCACCACCCGTACCTTAACGCCGGCTTCTTCGAGCATTTTACCCGAATATGTCAATTGATAATGTGTCCCAACACCTTTACCACCAAATGGAATGTTCGGTCCGATGATCTCCTTGATGCCAGTTTGAATCATTGCCCGTGTGCAATCGGCGCACATTGCTTCTGGTTCAAAATTGAGATACATCTTGCTACCGGCTAGTTTGGTACCATTGCGTGCTGCATTGTAGATGGCATTTCTTTCGGCGTGTTCGGTCCATGAATATTTCTCCGGGCGATCCCACCGTGTAAATCGAATGTCTCCCAATGCTTCCTTATGGGTGTATTGGTGCCACTCAAACTCATCTTCGATGATACCGCGTGGGAACCCGTTGTATCCCATCGACAGGACAACGTTATCATCACTGACAATAACGCATCCCACCTTGGTACTTGGATCCTTGCTCTTCTCGGCAATTAGCATTGCCTGTCGAATAAACAATTCGTCCCATTTCACTTGTGTCCGCCTTTATAGAAGATGTGCCTTCCAATCCTTGCCACAATATTGTCATCGTTCCAATTGGGTTCAACGTATGTGGCATGGAAATATAGTGCTTCCTTTGCTTCCGGTGATCGAGTACCAAGCAACAGCACATTGGCTGCGGCCTTGCGTGCCTCTTCATACATCGCCGGCATTACCTTGGGGACCCGATCCATGCAAGTCCAACTGAATTGACACCCGGTCTCAGTATGCTGATAAACAACTCCACAAACCGACTTGGGGAATGCTGGATTCCTCATCCGATTTACGGTTACTGTTGCCACAGCCACCTTACCTTCATACGGCTCGGTTCCGGCTTCGTAGTACACATTATCGGTGAGGCATTTTAGCTCGGCCTGTGTCCTCTCGTTCTTGACAGCCATCTTGGATGCTGCTTGAAGTCGAAGAGCTAGGTCGTCCATTTGTGCTTGTGTGCTTGACCGATATTCATCATATTCACTGCTAATGCTGTGAAGTTGTCTTTCACTCTGAAGGACTGCTCTGCCGGGCACATAGATACAGAAGAATGAGAATAATACAATTCCCAATACTTTAAGCATCAACTGCTTCTGGCTCTCTCTATCGCAATCTGTAGTCATCGTTAGTTACCTCCTAAGGCTGTCAGATTGTTCGAAGACAAAAAAGGGCGATGTGCTTCATCAGTACAATCGCCCTGCTTGTCTATACTGTATTTAGTAACACAGGACGTCGAATTCCAACATTGCTATAGAATTATAGCAGTGTTACAGGTACTTTGCAAGCGGTTTTTGATTAAGCTAGTTTAAAATTGGACAATTCGCCCAATTGATCAAACAAATCCGTGGTGACCATCGGCATAGAATTGGTTGATAGTGTTCTTGTGACGACATCTGTAACAGTTGGAACCACAGTAACGTTCAATCCAAATGCGTCGCTGATCATCTTCACCAACTCACCTTTGGTAACTGTGTTCGGAGAGAAGATGTGCTGCACCCCTTCCCAATATGCACCCGATTCAATTACTCGTTCAATTACCTTGCACAGTTCGAGGCAGGTGACACCATTCCAATCGTGATACACGTACCCCTGTACTTCCTTACCGGCTTGGGACTTAACCCATTCGATTAAGGATAGCTTGTTTTCGTACTCTTCACCAATAATCGAAGTACGGATAATGGTCAACTTTGGATGTTCACCAAGTGACTTTGTCTTTCCATATTCGTCAGTGCAATCGTGTAGCGACGTTTCTGTGTAATCGCCATCGCGTCCACTGAACACGCAATCGGTAGTGATATGGATAATTTCGGCACCAAGCTCTTCTTTGAGCTTACCGAGCATCTGTGGGAATACTGTGTTGACTGCAACGAGGTCCAAAACTTTTGGATTGCGTTGCTTAATAAGTCCGGCGGCATTGATGATAAGATCGGGCTTGTGCTTTTTGACAAACCGCTTCAATGCCACTTCCGTAAGTTCCAACAAATCGAGTTCCTTCCGTGTTACCGGAATAACTGTATGCCGATCTTGGAAGTCCGTTACCAAATAACGCCCAAGCATTCCATTTGCACCAAAAATCATGATTTTCATTTGTAATCTCTCTTTTCCAAGTAACAGTGTAACTGTTCTTTTGAAATAACGCAATCCTTAGATGAATATTCTCCGGATGGGAAATCTTCCACTTGCGTTGGTTGGTTCAAAGGATGGATCATGTAAATGTCATCGCCATCCCTAAATGTTGTGCGCCGCACTTCTTCAGCCGAAATCATAATCTCGTGAATCTTCTCGCCCGAACGTGGCGCAGCAATAGTGTACTTCAAACCGTACAAGTCTCGGTACAATTCGAACATATCTTCAATCCGGAAACTTAAGGCCATTGGCACCGTATTAACGCCGGTGTACCTCAACGACTTTTCGATGAGGTCCATGGCATCGGTTATGCTCAACATGAAACGGGTCATCTCGGTACCATACAATGTCAGCGTCGCATCATTCTCAATGGACTTCCAAATCAGTGGAATGATGCTGCCTGTACTACCCATCACATTTCCGTAGATCGCAGTAGTCAGCCGCACGTTCGATTTAGATGCATTAGCGATAAACGCCTCTCCGGCAACAAACTTCATGGCGCCATAAATGGTTGTTGCTGCGCGACTTTTATCACTGGAGATAAAGCAGGCCGATTCAAATTCATTCTCTTCGGCTACTCGGCGGCTGTTAAATGCCCCCTCGACAATTACCTTGTTCGCTTCTTCGTAGTTGTCGTAACATGCTTCGATTTGTTTGAGAGATGCCGCAAATATTCCAATATCGTGTGAACGGCTGGATCGCTGCATAAGATCAAGATTACGAACATCTCCAACAATGAAATTGACATTTGGGTACGCCTTCTTTAGATAGTAGTGCTTTGCTTCGTCACGCGAATACACAGTGATTTCGTTGGTACTGTGCAATCGCTTAATAAGATTGGAGCCCAAATAGCCGGCTCCACCTGTAATAAAAATTCTCTTACCATTCACCATAATCACCCTCCGAACTCCCCCAACCGCCACAGATCCATGATGTTTGGATGAAGGGCCTGTGCTTAACAATCAAGTGAAACATTAGTGCTTCGTAATCTATGAATGCGACCTTGTCCCCGCCCTCAAAGTAGAACGGTGGGAATTGTTGTAGGCCGGCGTAGAAATGGTCGTAAAGGTCGTGTCCCACTGCATACGTTTGGGTTGGTGTCCACCACATTTGATTGTTGACAGCCATTTCTTTTGGATACCCCCAAGCGTCATTCCAGGGGAAAATTCGTAGTTGCTTGAACAAGTAGTTAGCTCGGTTCTGTTCATTGAAATAGTCGAGGGAGAAGTCGACATAGAAATAACGACCGGATAGCTTGACCATGTAATCAAATTGCTTCACCTTATCCAAATAATTCTTTAGAAACACAATCATCGAGCTTGCTTCGCATAACCCCTTAGTTGGATTTGTGCGGCACATTTCTGCTACACCCGGAGCCAACTCCTCGCACGAAATGTATTCGACGTTTGCTTTGTATGCTAGGTCCTTTTTGTACATCTCATGATTCTTGCTGATGTCAAACAGGTAAATCTGTGAACCCGGAGCAACTGCATTGATACTGTTGATCGAATACTGTGTTTGGCGGAAGCGTTCTTCTTGACTAAAGGCAGTACGCCGCACCGGACGACTAGTGAGCAATGGGGCATTGTTTTCAATGCCAATTGCCGATGTTACAATGAAACACTTCTTCATACTTCGATGTGCTCGCCGGTGCTTGCTCCGAGACCGGCGCAGCGCCAATCAACTGTTACTAACTTATGCCCACGAACAACATACAGATAAAAAAGTGGTTCGTAATCTATGGTTTTGTACAGTGCATAGGAATTTTCGTAACGTGTTGGCATTGCCTTCATGTCCTCACAGAATTTGACAAGGGCATAGCGTCCAATTGCGTATGTTACAGTGGGTGCCCAACGGTATTTGCCGTTATCATTGAGTTCGGCCGGCGCGCCCCAACTGTCACTCCAGTCCCACTCCCAAAAACGTTTGACTAGAAACTTGTCGAGATTTTCCTCGGTCAATACACTTGCATCAAATTTGGTGAACTCATATCGACCGGACATTTTGACAATGTAGTCATATTCTCTTAGACGATCTGCGTACTTGGTGAGGAATGCTGCCATCAGCTTTGATTCACAATAGCCTTTGGATTCGTGCGTCTGGCAAATCGTTTTCGTTTCCTCGTCCAATTTGACTACTTCAACATTTCTGAAAAATGTCAATTCGATGGGGGTTGACCGACCAACATCAACCACAAACATAGTGGCATCGGGTTGGAATTTTGCAATGTTCAAAATAGTGTGCATTGTTTGCTCAAATCTTTCATTGGGCGTAAAGACGGAACGCATCATAGCATTGGTGCCATGTAGCGTATTGTCCTTTAATGCCATATCTCCGTCGATGTCAATCGCCGAGGTGATTACAAAACAAATTTTCATTTCTTAATATTGGGGGCTTTGACGATTCCAAATAAAACAATTGCAGCCAGCCATGTCCAAAAATTATATGGGATGGACAATGCTGGGAAAAGGGTATTCAACGACCAAACAATAAACAGCGGGCTGAGTAAAACAGTAAGAATGATGCCGAATACAATGCCGGCAAATGCAAAATTTTTCATAGAATCTCCTGTCAGCTATTTACTGCTGGGAGAGGGGTGGTACCAAATAGTACCACCCCGTTTATTCAGGCGAAGAGTTCGAGTGCCGGCAACTAGGAATGCCTCAACTTCCTCAGGATTAGTTGGGCCGTGTGTGATATCGTCTTTGGTGATCTTTACCGTCATAAAGACAGTATAGAGAAGGTACGCGGAACGGTCAAGCTCCGCGTACCCATTTCCTCAAGCGAAGATTTCCAATGCGGTTTCTCAGTCATTAAGATAAATAAGCACAGAGGAGAAATTATGAAAATCTTACCATATGTATACCAACTTACACATACTGAAACTAACGAATTTTACATAGGAGTTAGATGGGGTAACAAAGTTCCGGCGTCAGATGATCTGGGCAAGAAATATTTTTCTTCGTCAGTTGAAACCAAGCCTCGCTTTTCAGAATTCATCCCCTTGATAATTGCTGAATTTTTTGACAAAGAGGACGCTATAGAGTTTGAACAACAATTGATTACCGAACACTGGGGTAACCCTCTATTGTTAAATAAAGCTATTCAAGTATCAAAAACATTCAGGTGTTCCGGGCATTCGGAAGAGACTAAACAGAAAATGTCAAATTCAAAAAAAGGGAAGCCCCCAAATAATAAAGGAACAAAATTGTCGGCTGAAAGGGTAGAACAGATAAGGAAAAGGGCTAGTGAATATCGGCACACCGATGAATCTATTGAAAAGATTCGCCAAAAAGCATTAGGTAACAAACGAGGAGTTGGCAACAAGAGTAGGACTGGTCAACAACAATCAGTAGATGAGCGATTGAAAAAGAGTGAGTCACTTAAAGGAGAAAAAAATCCAAATTTTGGAAAATCACTCTCAGAGTGGCAAAAAGAAATAATTAGGGCGGCTATGTTAAACCGCCCTAAGTTAAAATGTCCGCATTATTCTAAAGAACTGGATCCGGCGAACTATAAACGCTATCACGGTGATAAATGCAAATCACGCATAGATAGTTAAGTGCGTACCGCACTCAACACAGAACTTGGCTGTTGCCTTATTCTGTCTGTTGCAGGACTTGCAACGTGGCTTCGACTTTACAGTCACCGGCGCTGTCACCGGCTTGTTCTCGGAATTTGCCCCAAGCAACTTGAGCACAATCGAATGCTTCTCGTTTTCCATTGGGAACGAAGATGCTGTACCAAATGATTGTGTACTTTGGCTTCCTGGAACAGTGATGCCGGCGTCGTTTACGGATGCAGTCGACGTAAAGGTGGTTTCGGTTGCAATGTTATTGGATACCGAACAACTAGTGTAGGAAACACTTTGTGAACTACCACCGGCTTCACTAACATTGCCCAAATTGTTCAACATCATTGATCGTACAATCCGATCACCATGCTTATGATTGAATCCGGTGTTCAATGGAGAATCAATCCAAGGATCCTTATCCCATGGGTGCTTCAGAGGATACTTGTCCATTGTATTTGGAATATAAGGTGGTGGTGCAATGTAGCGTTCGAATTGGTATTCGATACGAACAATGCCATCCTCAAGTTTGATACCACGGTGCGCTTCCACTGCCCCACTGCGCTCAATGAATTTGAACTTGTTACCTTGTGTCAACGATCCGTTCTTTAGACTGCGTTCAAGGTCAATCTCTTGCCCTGGATAGAGAACAAATCCCTGCGGGGTGTGATTTTCACCATCGATATAAACGTTGAACAACATTCTAACGGAATTGAGGTTCTTGATGAGTAACGAGTACTCTGCGCCAAAGGGCAGGTAGACGGTATCTTTGAACTCTCTTAGGATTTTGCCATTGGCCTTAACGCTGGCCACACATTTCGAATTAAACATCATAGTATCTCCTTCATACGGTACACAGAGTAAGTACCCAGGTTAAACTCTGTTGGTGTAGGACCTTCCTACAATACTATTTAGCGGCGACGATTCAATGTGCTAATAATATTGGCAAGATCGGTGTTCGAACGCCGAAGTGATCGTTCTGTGGCTACGAGTTTGGCTTCGAGTATAGCCATCTTCTCCAATATCATTGCGTACTTTGCTTCCAACACTACTATCTTTTTCTGTTCTTCCGTGACAGATTTTGTAATCGGTTTTGTGTCGTGTGAGTACATGTTCGTCATATCATTTATTTAGCACAGTAATCGTTTCTAAAATAATATTGGGGAATTTGAGATGCAGCAAAATCTCATCCCGCTCATCTCGAGTGGTGATCATGATTCGGGGGATTGCATTGGAGTGGGAATAGTAGTCAAAGTCCGTAGTAACATCGACATTCAATCCACTGCCCGCTAGCCACTCTAGCGCGTCACTGCGAGGCCGATCAATAACCACCCACTTCTTCACAATCATTGCTTGAATCTCAGTGTATTAAATGCCAACAAAATGTCGCGCTTGTCCTCGTTAACAGGATGGACTGCAACCGCAGTAATTCCAACATCGAGATCGGGCTCACCAAAGCACTCATACGCATAAGAAAATTCATCAAGTATACGCATAACGGCCCATAGCCCGTCGCGATCGCGAACACCAATGCAAACAAAAATGGTTTCATTGGCCTTAGCTTTCCGGCCCAATGTTGAACCAATCTTGTAGGCCACGTGGGCCGTTTGGACAAGTTGCTGCTCGGGTGTGAGATCTTGTCTTGTGAAAAAGTAAACGTATCGTTTCATTATGGTCTCCGAAAAATATAGCATACACAAAAAGAAAGGGGCCGTCAAGCCCCTTTCTTGGTTGCTTAGGTTACAGAGTGTTTCCTACTCCGGCTCAGCTA